CTATTGCAGCAGTGCCCCTTTCGCCTCCTGAATCTCCCGCTTCATCTGAGTGCGCATCGCCTTTGGGGCGGTGGCCGCGATTCTGTCTGCCTTATCGCGCTGAAGCTCCTTGGCCTTCTTGATGATGGCCGGCAGATTCGCCACCATCGGCTGATCGGGGTTCTTGGTGTTCCAGTCCTTGAGCGCCGCGCGGGCGCGGGCGATGATGTCCTGGTCCTTCTCGGCGATACCCTTGGCCCAAAGTGCCCGGATCTCCTGGGACTTCATGTTGTAGAAGTTCTTTGCCTGCTGACGCAGATAGTTCCCCTCTTGAATGTCGGCCACCGAGCTGGGCTGGAAACCGATGGCCTTCATGATGGCCTCGGTCGGGGTGACATCAGAAACCTTTCCGCCCCGCGTGTCCTTGTAAGTGCCGGATGCCCCCATATCGACACCCTTCTCCAGGTTGGACACGGCCTTGGGTGCCATTTGCATGGCGCCGCGCATCACCTTGGAGGCATCCCCCGTCACGGCACCACCCAGCACCTGCTTGCCGCCTTCGGCCACCCGGCTGACGAAGTCACCAGCTGGTCCAAGCAGTTCCATGTAATCGCGGGTGTAGCTGGTTTTCTCCTGCAGCAGGCCGGTGCCTGGGATCAGGTTGCCCATACCCAGGCGGCCGGACACGTCGATGGGCACGCCAGGCACACCGGACAAGCCTTTGTCCAGGAACTGAGCCAGCTCGCGGCCAAAGGTGCGCTCCAGGAAGTCCTGGCGCGCCTTCTTGGCGTTCCAGTTGAAACCCAGCATCTGGCCAAAGCCGGTGGCCACATCCTCGGCATCCTCCAGGAAGGGGATACCACCACCCCCACCAAACAGCATCAGGGTGCCCAGCGCGATCATCACAGCCTTGCGACCGTCAGCGCGCTCACGGGATCCAGCTTCGCCGGCGTTCCACATGCGGTACATCAGCTCCAGGTAGGCGATGCTGAAACCCTTGAAGGTCATCAGCGTGCCGCCCACCGCCCCCCGGCCCCATTCCATCTTGTTCGCCTTGTTCTGCACGAACTGGGTTTCGTCCACCGCTTTGGCGGCAAAGGCATAGGGATTCTCGACCTTGTTCTCCTTGGCCATGCGGTAGGCCGCCACGAAGGTCATGCGGCGGTTCACCTGCTCGGCCCAGCCGAATGCCGTGCCCCAAAGCAGCTTGGTGCGCTGCCAGGCGTTGTGGCGCATGGCGTTGACCTGGCCGGCCTTTGTGCCGTCGCCCGAGCGCAGGGATCCTGAGCCCCGTGCCTGGCCCATCAGGTAGTGGATCTCCTGGGGAGACACCACACCCGCCTTTTCTGCGCGCTCCAGCGCGGCGGCCAGCTCTGGCCCATAGGCCTTGCCCCCGCTGGCCATGTCGATGGAGGCCTGCACCAGCGCCTGGCCGGCCTTGGCCGCGCCGCCAAACCGGCTGAGGTACGGCAGGCTGGTGGTCAGTGGCTGCGTCAGGTTGACTGCGGCGCTGGCCAGCGAGCCGCCCAGGTACTGCGCGAACATGAATGCCCGGATGCCTGCGCCCTTCTCCTGCGGCTCCAGCACATGCTGACGCAGCCGCTCGGCCGCATCGCGCATCTGGCCCTGGTTCTTCGGGATGTCGGCCACGGCCTTGCCGATGTCGCCGATATGTAGCCCGCCCGAGGTCATGCGGGCATTGGAGTAGATGAACGAAGCCAGGCCCCGGCCCACATCCTCGCTGAACCCGGCGATACCCTGGCGGTGGATCATGCGCTTGAGCGCCGACTGGTCGCTCTTGGCCTTGCGCAGAAACTCCTGGTACACATGGTCGGTGCCGTTTTCAGCACCGGCCAGGCCGAGCATGTCGCCGAAGATCTCCAGGCTTTCCGGCGTAATGCCGGCCAGCAGCTTGTGCTCCTCCTTCGATAGGGTGCCCTGCACCACCGAATCGCCGAACTCCTTGCGCAGCTTGGCCGCCATGGCGTTGGCCTCCTGCTTGGTCTCGAACATTCCGAAGTAGCGGCTCGCATCGCCCTCGTTCTCGCCTGCCACATGCACGGTGAATTCGCCAAAGCGCTGCAGCGGCGCGTAGCCGCGCGCCTGCAGGTCAGCCAGGCGATCAGCGCCCCGCTTCACCCCTTGCAGGACATCCGCATAGGCGTTTGCCTTGCCTGGATCTGCAGCCACCTCCTGTTTGACGAAAGAGTCGATGGCCATCATGGCATCGCCGATGTTGGCCGCATCCATGATGATGTCGCGCACTGGTGCAAGCAGCGTGCCGCCAATGCGGACGATGTCCGAGCGCGTGGTCGTGTCCAGGCTGCGGTCGATTGCCGTGCGGTATTCCTTGTACAAGCCGACCTGGCGATCATTCAGCTTGAACAGGCTGCGCAGCTCCGCATCGCTCCACACCACTCCACCGGTCAAATGCTGGGATTCAAAGCGGCTTGCGACATTCTTCTCGAACTGGGCGACTGGAAGACCTCGCCAAGCCCTCAGCATGCCAGGGTCGACCGTGCCTGCGCTTTCCATGCGTTGGACCTTTTGCTCTATGCCAAGACCTTGAGCCTCCTTGACCGCGTCCTCCACCAGCACAGGCTTGCCGCTCAGGTCACGCACCCAGTTGAGCGTGCCCTCGAAGATGGGTGCGGCAATCGCTCCAGCGTCCTCGGTGGAAATGGGCTGCTTCTTGCTCAGGCCTGGCACGGCGTCACGCCAATCCTCCAGACGCGGGATGAGGTTGGGCGCGCGATCAGCGGCGTCCAGCGCGTACTGGCTGATGTCATCGATATAGGCCTGGGCCGACTGGTACACCTTTTTGAACGCTGGGGATTGCTCTGCCAGGTTGTACATGGTGCCAATGGTCTTGTGCCACCAGGACAAGGTGCCGGGGTGAGCAAACCGGCTGTTGAGGGAATCCCGCACCTGGCTGCGCATATCACGCATGACCGATGGTGCCCGGCTGTACATGGGCGCTTCAGCTGTGCGCAAGGGCCCGATAGCCGCCTGGCGCCCGGCCTTCTGCCCACCCGCCACAAACTGGCGCGCCGGCACGATGTAGTCGCGGATGATTTCTGCGTCGGTGAGGCGCAATTGGCGGAAGGCGGGCACATTTTCACGCAGCCAGGTGCGAATGGCCGCGATAGTGCGCTGCACCCAGGGCTGGCCGGGAGCCTCCTGGGCCATGACGGCCAAAACTTCCTCGGCAGCGTACTGGCGCTGCTGCTGGGTCATGGATTGCCACACTTGGTTGTCGGAGGCCGTCTCCGGGTCCACGTTCTCGCCCACCAGGCCATATTCGCGGGCCTTGGCTACCACTTCGGCGCGCCTGTTCAGCGCCACGCGATTGAGAATGCTGGCCAGGTTCTGGCCAAACACGCCGCGCAGGCCGAAATGGCCCAGGGCCTCATGGAACAGCACGCGGGTGACATCCTTGGGCGTCCGCAGCTCAGAAGCAACCAGGTAGACCTTGCCCTTGTAGAAGAAGCCTTCGGGCGCGCCCTCAGCGCCGGCGCTGCGCTGCGCTTCATCGGCCTGGCGCACTCGCTCTGGGATGAGGTCATCCTGCATGTGCGCAGCAACAACAACCTCCGGCGCATTCGCCCAACGCGATTTGATAGCATCAACCTGAGACTGGACGCGCTTTACATCTGCGCTTGCCCCCTCTTGCTGCTGCGAGCGGCTCATGGCCGGGCCGTCAGAAACAGCAGCGGCTTGCGCCTTGCGGTAGCCACCAAGGTGCTTTTCCGTTAGAATTTTCTTTGTTCCCGGTCTATTTTGGAATTCTTTCCTGGGCAATTGCAGCCCAGCACGATCCAAGACAGCCGGGAATTCTTTTTGGTCGACATAAAGCGCAAGGCCATCGCGGGCCCAACGCACAAACGGCGTTGTCCCGCCCTCCGCGTCATAAGCATTCACCGTTAGGTGAGCATTCAGCGAGCTGCTCAACTGTGCATCGGGCTCCACCACAATCAGCACTGGCGAGCCAGCCACTGTCTCGGGCGCAACAAACACCAACCGTCCCGGCACCGTCGCCGACTTGAAAACGGCTGCGGGAGTCTCCAGCCATTGAGGCACCTTCTTCCAATCAGCCGCCTGCATGTTGGGGTGTTTGCTTTGACCGGCGATCACCTTGCTCTCCTGCAGAATCACTGGCTTGTTGGAGTGCCCCAGCAGGCCAAGCATGTCAGATGAATCCAGTAGCTTCACGCCAACACGGTTGGGTTTGCCACCGTCAAAAAGCTCATCTATGCGCGCCTCGTAGCCCTGTTTTGTAGGTTCGCCACGACTGAACAACGCCACCTGTGCAGCAGCCTTTTCGTTTGCACTCCTTTGGCCTTCGGTATCGGCAAGGGACGCCTTACGAGGATCTCCGTTCGGCGTCTCCGCTAGAATCTCTTCCGTTCCCGGTTTATTTTGGAGTCCCCCATTGGGCAATTGCAGCCCAAGGCGTTTCGAGGTAGCCGGGGATTCTTTTTTGTCCGGAGTCTGAGCGACCTTATGACTAGCGTCATCTTGTTCGCCTGGGACTGCAGCGATTGCACTCTCCTCCTGTGATGCGCTGGGCGACTTCTTGACCGCTACCAAAGCTTGTTCGACAGGTGCATCGAGGACGATGGCCTTGACATCCTGACCCTCTTCCGCAGCGGCCATGGCCTGGTGGTGGCCGTCGATGATGTGCCCATCGCTGGACACGATCACAGAGCGGTCGCCCGTGGCGCTTTTGGCCTGCTCAACCTTGGCGGGCGAATACTCAGCTTGGGTGGGCTTGAGGCCAGCTGCGTCCATCATCTTGGTTTTGTGCCCAATGCCCTGGGCATTCAGATGCTTCACCAACCCACCATGGGACTGCGTTGGCACCTGCGGCATCTCAGACCGAGGAATGCCCAAAGTACCTGTGTCTGCAGGGAAGGCGGTCATTCCCGCTTCAGCTGGTACTTGCTGTGCGTCCTTTTTCGGTTCTGCAGGATTGCCCTGCGCCTGGCCCGGCGCTCCTGCAGTCTTCGGCGGTTGCGAGCCAGTCTGCTGGTTTTGAGTGGCTTGAGAGCCATTTCCGTCTCCTGGAGTGGCGGGGGCGGCCAACTTGCGCGCCACCCACCCGCCTTTGATCTTCACCGGCTCATAGCCGCTGCCCGCCTTTGCGCCGGCGCGCGCCGCTGCGCCACGAATCGTGAATGGCTTGCCCTCGGCGTTCAGCAAGTCCGATGGCAGCGGACTGTCGGCCGCATCCTCCACATTCAACTTGGCAAATGCGGTGTCGTCGGCCTGGGTGTTGGCCACGGCTGACTGCTCAGCATCCAGCTCATCCTGCAGAGAGCTTTGCTCGGTGGCCACTTCGCGCTGGCCGATCTCCTCATACAGCGCGCGGCGCACCTCAGGCGCTTGCGCGCTTTGGAGCTGGGCGCGCAGCTGCTCATCGCTCCAGCCGGCAATGCCGCTGGTGTTATCTGGGCTGTCAATGACCCCGTGCTCGTCCACCGCGCCCGGCTGAGTGCCCTGGGCGTCGCTGGCCTGTTCTTGGAACATGGTGGTTTGCTTCTGGGCCGGTGCGACCACGGCCGGCACCTCGATGATGTCCTGGGGCTTGGCCTTGGCAGCCGCACGGGCCAGCGGCCCCAGCGGGCGCTGCACGGGCTGGTCAACTTCAGTTATGACATCGCCGTTGGCGATTCTCTGGATCCGATCATTCCGGTCTTCGGCCGTTCGGGCCAATCCATCAGGCCCTACCGTGATGGTGGGAGCGGGCAGACCCAGGGGGGCCGCAGCATCGGGAGTTGGGCTGCCAGGTGGGACTGGTGGTACAGCCGTCACATCGTTGAAGCCGCGCGCGCCTTCAGGAGCCCCGGCGGCGCGGTCCTGCCAGGTGGCGGCGTTGCCTTGGGGATCCACCTGGATTGCTTGCGGGTCCGTGCCTGCATAGCCCAGCTGGGGCACTGCAGGCGCTTCCGGTGCGGCTGGAGCTGCTGGTGGCGACTCTTTTGGCGTTCCATGCAGCGCGTTCATGCCGCCGCCCATTGCTGCGCCGGATAACAGCCCCATGACTGCAGCCTGGTCAACGCCTTCGTCCAAAGGCTTGCCCAGGGCATAGTTTTGCAGCACCTGCTCGGAGAAGGATTGCGGCAATTCTTCGAGCACGCCTTCGGACATGGCGCCTTCCAGGGTGCGGCGCACCAGGGACTTGGCAACAGCGGGCTCTGCGCTGGCTCGCACAATCGCGGTATCCAGATCGGCGATGCCCAGGGACTTGGCAACCTTGCCCCCCAGCAGGCCAAATGCGCCGGTGGCCGCTCCGCTCAGCGCCGCGATGCCCGACTGCCCGGCGGTCATCACGCCGGTGTCCGTGCCCTGGCGGATCTGCTCAGCGGCCGATCCCGCAGCCGTGATGCCCTCACCGGCCGCTGCAGCGCCCACCGCACCGATACGAGGCGCGAGCGCGGCAACACCACGGCCTACCACGCCACCGGCCAGCATCGAGGGGACCGACTGCCCAATGGTGTGGGCGATGGTGGACGGGTTCTGCAGCGCGGCCACGAACTTGCCGCCGACCCCTTCTGCGTCGGCCACCGCCTTGTTGGCCTTCTTCTGGGCGGGGCTGTAGCTGTCATCCAGGATGGCATTGGCATCCTTGAAGCGCAGGCCGACATCCTCCAAGGCCTTGCCAACCCGGCCGCCTGTAGGGATGTCAAGCAACCCGACAGCAGCCTCTGGCACCGCCATGGCACCTTTGAGGGCCGTGATGCCAATGTCTTTGGCCGTGCCAATAAAAGTGCGCCCCTCATCGGGCGCCGGCGCATCCGGGACTTTGGGCCGCATGTCGACCCCCAGCCTCTTGGCGACTTCTTCCTCTGAAAAATCAGGGTAGAAATGCTGGTGGAACGCCTTGGCAGCATCCACGTCATCCATGCCAGCCAGCATGGGATACCGGCTCTTGACCTCTTTGATGTCCATAAAAAATCCTCGCAGGGCTTAACACCTACGAGGACTTCTGAACCTGTCAAGAACTGTCTTCTGCTATCGCTCAGGTTCTAAGTTGCCATTTGCATTGAGCTGCCGAACCCAGCTGTGAGCGCATAGCAAATTAGGAATACATCGGAGCATTGATCGAACACACAAGTTATGCAGGCTAAGTTGACGGCATTCGGCCAATTGCTGACGCTCCACATAAGTTGATGAGACATTCGATCATGAAAGATTTTCGCATTTCAAACGATAAAAATGAGCTGGATGTGCATCTTATTCACAGCTTTCTTTCCACTGAAACCTCGTGGGCCAAAAATATCCCATTAGAGATATTTCTCAAAGCAATTGAGAACTCACTCTGTTTTGGGGGATATGTTGAAGGTCAACAAGTGGCATTTTGTCGCGTCATCACGGATAGTGCGACCTTTGCCAATCTTGTCGACGTATTTGTGATTCCAAAGCACCGAGGCAATGGATATAGCAAAGCTCTGATGAGTGCTGTCTTAGCACACCCTCAACTTCAGGGATTACGGCGTTTTACTTTAGCAACCAGTGATGCTCATGGCTTGTATGATGAGTATGGATTTAAATCTCCACTGTATCCAAATACATATATGGAAAGATACTTTCCGGGCATATATACGGTGGACCGCTGAGCAGCATAAAGCATGTCTATTGAGGGTCGGTCGGCGACAGTCACTATCGGCCAGGAGCAGACACTTGAAAGTGACATTAAGATGCACCTGAGTCCAAGCATTAGGGAGCCCTACATGGAACATACCATTCGTATCCCCTCTGGTCTGGCAACACTGTCAGTCGATGTCGCCGGGGAGGGGCAACCCGTAATTTTTCTACATGCAAACGTCTGCGATAAACGAATGTGGGCCGCCCAAGTTTCGGCTCTTCGCGGCACGCATATGACGGTAGCCTACGACCGAAGAGGTTTCGGAAAGACGGATTTCTTAGCTGAAGCGCACTCTCCAATGTCCGACTTGTTTGCTGTAATGGACACGGTCTCTCCAGATCAACCCGCAGTATTGGTTGCGTGTTCAGGGGGCTGCAAGATTGCAATTGATGCTGCTATTGAATATCCCTCGCGAGTCAAGGCACTAATTCTCATTTCGCCCACTGTCAGCGGCTCCCCTGACCCAACGTATACACCAGCCGTTAAGCTGCTAATTGATGCTCAAGCCAATGCAGCTCGTGAACAAGACTTAGATAAGCTGAATGCAATCAAGGCGCACTTATGGCTTGACGGCCCCTTAGGTCCAGTAGGGCGAGTAAAAGGAAACGTGCGCGATCTGTTTTTGGATATGAATGGAACAGCACTTAGTGCGCCGTTCCCAGGTGATTCGACCGATACAACCTCTATGTATGGCAGGCTTGGGGAAATCAATGTGCCTGTTCTTCTTGTTTGGGGAAGCCTCGATTTTCCGCACATCCAATCACGTACAAATGACATGGTCGGCTTGGTCAAAAAAGGAGTGGGACTCAGGTTTGAAGGTGCCGCCCATTTATCCAACCTAGAGCAGCCCATGGACTTCAATAAGGCGTTAATCGACTTTTTGGCAGAGGGCGAGTGACGCATTTGGGTCGAAAGCGGGTGTCGATGGTTGCATTCGACACCCGCTTTGCCTTCGCCCACTGAGGGTCCGAAGATCACCTCTGCCACATTGCTGCTGCGTTGCCCGCCACCCGCTGGCGCTCATCTTGTCTGCGCGCCTCTTGCTCAGCCTTCTTTTGTGCCTCTTGCGCTTCCTCAATGGCCTTCTGAGCGGCTTTCTCCTTCTCTTCGGCTTCCTCCCTTGCTTTGCGCTCTTCATTGCGCTGCTTGGTGCGAGAAGCGTTGTAGAAGTTGTTGGGGTCCGAAGCCTGGGCGCTTGCGACTTGCGCTGATGCCGCGCCGGCCTGCTGCGCCGCGCGCACCGCCGTGCCTGCCGGCGCTTCCAGGGTGTTGCCGTACATGGGCACCATCCTGTTCGCAGCAATAGCGCCCAAGCCGGTCATGGTGCGCTGCACGTACTCGCGATTCTCAGTGGTGGGATTGGTCCCTTTCTCGCCCGAGATGCCGCCGTTGTACCCTGCAAAGGTCTTGCCCCAGTCGCCCCCGTTGCGGCCGTTGATTTCCTTGAGCAGCATCGCTGCGGCCATGGTCTGCTCTTTCGGATCGCTGCTGTATGCGTCGTAGCCGTATTTCTTCAGCACTGCATCACGGGTTGCAGGGATGAACTGATAGACACCCTTGGCGCCCTTGGGGCTCACCTGATCGCCATTGCTGCGCTCACCGTTCACGCGCACCGAGCGCAGCACCTCGGCTGGAATGCCAGCTGCCTTCGCGGCTTCCGCTTCGTGGCCATCCCATGCCGCATCCTTGTAGCTGTTGGGCGCACTGCCCTTCTCGGTGCCGCCCGAGCGCCATCCGGCAGGATCGCCACCCACCTTGTCCTTGGTGGAATATGGGAACAAGGCAGTACGGATTTCATTGCTGAGCGCCTTTCGACGATCCAGCAGTTCCTTGCCCTGCGCGGAATCAGGCTGGAAAGAGCCCTCGGCCTGCGCCTTGACGATTGCGCTATTCAGTGTCTTGAGCTCCTCCTGCGCCGTCTGTACCTGCAGCTTGACCGCCGAAGGGATCTTGGCATCGCTCTTGAGGCCTTCCACACGAATGCCCGCCTCCTCCAGTTGCATGTCGGCCAGCCGATCTTGACGGCCTTGTGCACGCTCTTCGGCCCTGCCCGCCCTAAGATCCTGGCTCACCTGCAGGTTATACATGCGGTCGGCATTGCTCTGTGCCTGCTTATGCTGGCGGTCCTGCATCATCGCCGAATACCGGTGCTCAGGAGTGATTGTGCGATCCAGCATGAAGGCTGCCTGTGTCACGCCGTCCTGGTCATTCTTGAATGGGGGAATGCCTGGGATGGCACTGGTTGTTCCGTCCTTGCCCACCGCCACATAAGACACGGTGCCATCGCCGTTGTCCATGGGCTTCACGGTCATCCCGGCCATCGGGCCAATACTCGATGCGCTGACCAGCTTGGCCAGGCCTTCGTGTCCCGTTTGCATGGCACGGCCCAGGTCATTGCGCCACTGTCGATCGGACTGCCGCTGATCGGCTTCCTGCTGCTGCAGCATCTGCGTGCTGACAGCCATCGCCTTTTCCGGTTTGCCCACCTTCAGGTAGGCATCACGGGTACGCTCCATCATGGCAACAGGCGTATTCATGGAATCCGCCGCCTTTTGCGCTGCGGCCTGATCGGTGAATGACTGCCTACCAGCCTTCCACCCAACAGTCTCTGCAGGATTCGCTGGCAGTTGCGCCATGTCGATCTGCGGCGGCCCGGCATCCGCGCCGCCGGCGGCGTCTACTGCCTGTTGACCGGCGGTGTATTGCTGGACGGCCACGGGCTGTGCCGCCTCTTTCAGCGCTTGGCGTTCAGCCGCCAGGTCATTCCAGTCCTGCCGTTTCTGTGCACGCTCTTCTTTACGAAATGCGTCATCCTCCTCCTGACGCTCCCACCCTTTCGCCATTTCCATGCCACGCAGCCCACCGTTAACGGCCGCTGCCAATGCATATCCCCAGCCTCCTGCTGCCATATCAAGCCTCCAATTCGTGATTGAGCCACTGCATCTGCTTGGCAATGGCGTTGCGCACCAACACGGCGCGGTCGATAAAAATCTTGTGTTGCTCGGGATAAAACCGCCGCAGGTACTGCGCGCGGCCGTCATCCCACCAGGCAGTGCAAGTCATGCAGTCCGATGCCCGCTTGATGCCTTCCGGGTAGTAGTCGGCTATAGGCAGACCGTTCTCGCGCAGGTATTGCTCGACCTGGTCACCGGTCCAGCTCTGTACCGGATACAAAAACTCGAGTCCTTCGGCAAAGTCACCGGATCTCGCCGGCGGAGCCGCATAGTCAGAATCGCGCTGGCCACGGATAAGCAGCGTGCAGCCGTCAGCAAGCACGCGCTGGTGCATGGGAAGCATGATGTTGCGGGCACAGCATTCGTACCGGCCAACCAGCTGCATCTGCTCGCCGGAGACACGGCGCCCGAGCGGCGTGTTGTCCGCCGGCAGAAGATCGCTGGGCCACCCGTGCACACGGCGGCTTTCGTGCACGTCAGCAACGATGACCTCGAAGCGCCCACCGGCGGCGAGCACCTCTGCACGCACTTTCTGCACGATGGCTCTGGTCTCGGGGAACTGATCGCCCGCGTCAACGTGGTAGACGGTCAGCAAAGGCCAGTACTCGCGCAACAGGTACAGAGTGGCAGTGGAATCCCGGCCGCCGGAAAACTGCAGGCCCACCCGTTCATGACGGTTGAAGGCTTGAGCCACAGGATCCGTCAGCATGCGCAAGCTCAGCACACACGATTCGACGCCCGCCACGATGGCATCCGCTTGATCTGCGGGCACCAATGCATGAAATTGGGAAACCTTGGACTCCAGCAGGTATGCGCTTTCTACGGCGAACCCAGCCAGTCTTGCCAGTCGTGCCATTTCGTCTGGCGTCTTGATGTCGGAACCAAGGCTGCGCCATAGCTCATGGTCTGCGCCAAAGTCTGCTGGCTCGTGCAGGAATACCTTTCCACCCGGCTTCAGCACGCGCCGGCACTCCTGCAGCATCGCAGTCCAGTCGTCGCAATGGCAGGCGGCATAGTTGAACATCACCAAGTCCACACTGGCATCGGAATGCGGCATAGCGCGGTAGTCAGCTAAATGCTGCTCCATGTGGCCAGGGCAGAGAGCCAACTGCTCAGCAGATAGGTTCACAAGCACGAAATGCAGATCTGGCCGCAGCTGCTCCATCAAACGTGCAGTCTCGCCAATGCCGCACCCCGCATCAACAATGAGCGCGCCATCAGGGGCATTGAGAAGCTCCAGCAAATGGCTGGCATGCTCCAGATCGGTTCCTGTCAGATGCGCTTGAAACTGCCGCACCCCATTGGAAATGGCTTCCGGAAGCTGTGAAGCTGTAGAACTCATGTCCATCGCCTTAAATAATCACTGCGGCGCCCAGAGTGGCCCCGGCGCCGATCCCCGCGCCAATGCCGCCCATGTTTGAGGCGCTCGTCGCGGCATCCTGCTGTGCAATATTTCCGTAGATATTTCCAGCTACAGACTGGCCCTGCATGGCGCCTGAATAGCCGTTCTGCATGATCCCCACGCCACTTTGCCCCGCTGCCAAACCCGAGTTGCTCGCATTCAAGGCACCGGCTCCTGCCTGCGCTGCAATGCCGGACTGGGTCGCCTGGTTCGACACCACTCCTCGCCCCAATCCGGCAGCATCCATACGGCGTGCCCACCCCTGCTGCTGGACGTTTTGGCGGGCAGTGTTTGCTGCTTGGGCTTGAGCCAGCGCAGCAGCAGTGCTGCCCTGCTGCTTCATGGCTGCAAAGCGGCCGTCATTTGGATTGACGCCCATGCTCTTAAGGTCGGAATCCTGGGCGGCCTGTGCAGCCGTGTATTGGGCCTGGACATCCGTGACGGCTTTAGCCGCTTCGGAGTTTTGCCGGTCGACCGTGTCGTAGTTGTTTGCCTCGTCAACAATTCGGTCTTCGGTAGGCTGGAAGCGTGTTTTATATCGCTCGTACTGCTCCTTGCTCATGTCCGATGCTTGCTGCATCTGGTTCATTTGCAGATCGGAAATTTGGTTTGCCCGCTCTTGAGCAGCCTGGCGATCAGGCGCAGTTTCCTTATAGATTTCTTTTGCCCATTCGAGCTGCTCTTTCGAGAGTTGGGCGCTCATCAGTGCAGCCTGCTGCTGTCCTGAGGTGTCTGGTGTACTAGCCATTGGTGGATCCTTGGTGTCTGGTTGGAGTAAGGGAGGCTTCGCCTGAATAGTTCGCCTTGCGGTACAAATCGGCGACCTTTTGATAGCCCAGGAACTTGGCCAGGCGGCCAGCCTTGTTCACGTCGTATGACTGCAAGGTGCATGCACGGGCCCCAAGGCCGAACATCACAGCCTCTGCGTAGCGGCAAAGGCCGACTGCGAGCAGCGAATTACGAACCTCCGGTTCCAGGTACAACATGTCATCAGTCACCGTAAGGGTGCCGTTGTTCAGGCTGCGAGTGAAATACAACCAAAGGCTCGCCGCCAAGCGCCCATCCGGCCAGCGTGCAACGAAGATGACATATCGGCCCAGCCTCTCAAGCTCCCGGATCCTCTCCCAGCACACGTCCACCGGCTCGCCTGGGTGAACCTCTGAGAGACCGTTGAGGCGATGCGCCTCCAAGGCAGAAAATTCCGAATCAAGCCATACGGGTTGGAGGGTGAACGCATCAGCGTGCCATCCCGGTGCGATGCTTTCCAGGTCGAGCGAATGCCCGCCCGTCACTGCGCGAGCAATTGCTTTGGCATCGTCCAAGGTCAGGACTTGACCCACGCGTTTGGCAAGCTCTATCGATAGTCCGTCCAAGGAGGCCTCCTTTTGAGCCTCAATACCTACTTGAACTTTTCCGCATGTCAAGTACCTTCAGTTTAGGAGCCTGCTCAAGAAGAGAGCTGCAGATCCGGTTTTCCTATCCATCGTTGAAATTGCGATCAGCGGGTGTTGTTTAGAATAATTAACAATGTTCCCCTCCTGCAGATATCTTTTTGTGTTACAAATAGATTCCCAAATTTAATCCTCAATATAATATATAACAACACATTATCAAACGTATTAACCAAAGGTCTCATAGTGCTTAAGAAAATTGCCGCATTCTGTGTTCTCACCGCAAGTCTTACAACCTACGCTGCTCCAACGCTTGTAAATGGCTCACTCAGTACTAGCCTCCCTAACAGCGAATGGCACAGAAATGCTCCAGATTCTTGGCAAGCAACTGGCAATTATCCGGAGAGTAAAACCCCTGACATAAATGATGTGGGTTTTACCACGGGTCTAGACGATTCGATAACTAACTTTAAGACTATAGCTCCATCATCACGTTCTGACGATGGGGGAACATTTGTTGGCATTGCTTCCGGTCCATTGCCACCGCAGGGAGGACCAGAAGTCCCAGAAGTACTTTATGAAGGAATTGGTCAGAATGTTTCTGGCTTTGAGATCGGAAAACTTTATAAAGTCAGCTGGGAACTTGCGAATTTCGGAATTGACAGTCAAACCGGCAATGCGGCTAACGTTATAAATGGAGATGCGGGTGTATCTATTTATGTCGATGGAGTCCTTGCTGGAAGCGGAAGCGCTCGAACAGTTCAAAGCGGCTGGGAAAAACAGAGCATATCATTTAAAGCTAGTGCTAACAGCCACTTTATTGAGCTTCGACCATTCAACTGGAACACTGCTTCATCGATGTCTTACACTCTAGTCGACGGTGTAGCTGTTAACGCCGCTCAAACAGAGATTACTACTGCAACCCCAGTCCCGGGACTCGACACTCTCGGTTTATTAATGTTGGCTAGTGCAATCGGCATTGCTGGAATATCCGTATCGAGAAGAGACAAGTCTCAAGGATAAGAGCCAGTCAATTAGCGCCCTACTTATTGCTATCTCTGCATGTTCAAATAGACGCTTTATTTTGGCAAGATATCACGGTCTGAGTTTCTCAGCGATTTAGCAATTGCGCAGCAGGTATGTGTGGCCAAACAACATTAAAAGTTGGCTCATTTAATGTGATATCGCGCAGCGCCTGCCGGTAGTCCCGCCATTCCTTGGGCAGCGGCACGCCAGCCTCGTAGGCTTTCATGACCTCCCGGTCCGAGGCTGCGAGCAGCTCGTCGCGCTTGGCGCGCACCTGGGCCCAAGCTTCTTCATCGGTGAGTGGCGTCTCATCCCATTGAGCGGTGTGAATGTTCCAGCGGTGCCGCGCCGATGGGCACTGCGGGATGGGCCAGCCTGGCGGGTATCCCGCCTCCACAATGCTTCCCTCGGGATAGACCGCGCCGCCCGCACTTCCGAATCCCAGAAGATAGGTCCCGTCGTGGGCGTAGTTGACTGTGCTGCTCATCGTTTGGAGCCTATCGCAAAAAGCATGGCATCGTTAATCGAGCTGGGGGTGTCCCCCTTGAAACGCAGCGTCACGATGTTGTTGGATCCCGCGCTGGCATAGAACGCATAGGCATGCGAGACCGAGATATAGCCCGTGTCCACTTCATAGCCCGCAACGGATGCGCCATTCACCAGCAGGTTGGTGCCCACCTTCCTGAACCCTGAGCCATAGGTGATGACGGCAGTAGCATGCACATAGACCCACCCGGCCTGGTCCATGACAACGTTCAGCGACACCACGTCTGTCCAGTTAGAAAAGCCTGTGCCGGACTTGCCAGAAGGGTTCGAGGCAAACACAGGGACCGTAACGGCGTTGCCCTGGATGGTCAGCGTGCTCACAGCGGCATTGCCAATGTAGGCGTTCCCAATGGCAGCGTTCTCCATGAAGACGCCGATATTGCCGCTGCCGATCTTGGACAGCTTATTGACAAAATCTGTCGCCTTCATCTGGCTGCCGTCAGGTAGCCGGACATCGCTGTCCACCCAGTTCACCTGAATGTTGTTTTTCTTCCCGAGCGCTCCCAGGTTGGATAACCAGGCGACATCCATCTTTGCACCCGCTCCCAGAATCACATTCCCGGTAGCGTCACGGATGGTCAGATTCCGGGTATCGATCTTCTCGGCGGCCAGCGATCCGTTGACCACCATATCGCCATTGATGATGACGCCCGGGTTTGCCCAGGAAGAGCCGTTCCACATCCTGGCTTCGGAGTAGCTGGAGCCGTTGGAGATCATCACCTGATCGCCAATCACCAGGTGGTTGTTGTTTGCCGCGCTGCCGCCGTTGCCCAGCTGCTGCCAGACCGCATTTCGCGCTGTGGTGTCGCTCCAGAAGCTGCCGGACACGCCGATATTCACCGAACCGCGCAACCCTTGAATCAGCGTCTTGCCACCGGTGTCCACCCGCATGCTGCCTTTGATGTACACGCTGGTGTTCATGTAGATGCCATTGGCATCCACACCGAATGGCACCATGCTGAGCGCCGGCGTGTTGGTCATGCCGCCGTTGTAGGTCGGCGACACGACGGCAAACTTGTCGGCAGAGATGATGAAAGCACTGGAGGTTTTGCCGTTGACCTCCTCAGCCGCGAGACCATAACCCGCCAGCGCCCCGCCCGCCTGCACCTTCATCGTGTACTGCGCCCGCAATCCGGTTACCCGATCGGCGGTCACCGTCATCTGCTCTTCCAGGCTCGCACGGCCAGGCGAGCCATCCTGGTAGTAGTTCCCGAGCGATGCCTGCAGCTGTTTGATGTAGCCGGCCTGGGCAAAATTCGTCTCCGCGATCACCCATTTGGTTTCCCGGATGCCGGCGGCATTTCCATCTTGTGCCGCAAATAACTCGTCCACCTGATAGGCCAGCTTGCGGTAGCGGTCCTCGATCAGCTTCTTGACCTGGGTGATCTTGGTGCCCTGCTCCAGCGCAGCCTCTGCCACACTCTTGCTCACGATGTCGCGGATCTCGGCCGGCAGGTCATCGAAGCGGGTTGGGTCGTCCAGGCTCTTGAGCAGGTCCTTGAAGAGCTTGGTTTTCTTGATTTCCTCAATGAACTTGTCGACCGCCAGCGGAATCGAGCCGGCCTTGCCCAGGTCGAGCACCACCTCATTGTCCTTGGCCTCCTTGGGCTGCTGCAGGGCGGCAAAGGCCTCTTGCATGCCTTGGATGTCACGCACCGTGACTGCACGGTCCCAGGGATTGCCCCGGGCGCCGTTGCGCACTTCCAGGTGCTCCTTGAACAGGGCCAGCGCTTCGTCGGTGGCCGCATTGCCCGTGGGCGCGAACACCAGGGCCGGCAACTTGACTGCACCGGTATCGGGGGTGGTCAGGAACTCATCAGACATTGCGCAGCTCCTCGGTCGTGCCGGCCATCACCACGCTCGCTACACGCGACTCCCCTTCGATTTCCAGGATGTGCTCACGCCAGCGGCCCGGTGGCATGCGCTTGGGCTCCACGCTGCTCAGCTGCTTGGTGTGGCGCAGCTGGCCTTCTCCCAGCCAGCGAATAGTGGCAGGCGCTGCGGGGCTTTGCTCGCCCTCCGCTTGGACCCAGGCCAGCGGCGCCTGCGCGGCCAGCAGCATGATGCCCGTCTTGTAGCGCCCCGTGCGGCGCCCTTGCGAAAACAGCTTCATGACCGCACCGGCCTGTGCCACGTAGACAGCATCGGTGATGTAGTCCTTGTGCACGGGCCCGCGCGGCAGGTCGACAGTGCCCAAGCGCATGGCCTTGAAGTCGAGCGCGAAGGTGCCGCCGTCGCACCAGAAGTAGTACACGCCATCCTGGCAGACAGCCACAATGCTGGATGGATTGAGGCTTTGCCAGTCCTCGCGGGCCCACAGCGTTTCGCTGATGACCTGCACGCCGGAAGCGTTGGCCAGGCACAAACCATCCGGAGAGGCATAGAGAACACCGCCGCCGTCGGCCGACACAATCGAGTCGGCGCTGACGCAGGCCTGCTCCTGGGAGAGCTTTACCGAAGTCATCGAGCCCGAGCTGGAGCCGCTGATGATGTAGGGGTGAGCCCGGGTGCCCACGAACAAGGATTGCCCGAAGACGCCCAGCCCCACGATAGGCGTGTCGGTGGTGATCTGGAATTCCACGGGCCAGGCAAACGGCCGGTATGGCACGCAGAACGCCACGAAGTTGTCGAGGAAAGCCGCCACAATGCCGTTTGGCATGGCCACGCCATCGCGCAGGTATGGATCCTCACCCTTCGGCGGCTTGATGCTCGCGGCGCTGTTGGGATCGCGGCGCAGTGGCGGCTCTGCCCAGGTCATGGATGGGCACTGCTGGCCCAGCATGGAGCTGGGCACCTTGTCCACGAACAGGCCTTGCGTGATTACCACCTCATCGACAAGGCGCCATGAAGCCGCCACATTGCCGGTGGCCGACCGGTACACGCACCAGGTCAAGATGTTGCGCCCGGCGGGCACCGGCGGCCGCTGCACATCGACTGTGTCGTTTTGGTCGACCTGCAGCACATCGGTAACCTCGCTCGGGGCGGATTCTTCACCACGATCGGTCTTGAAGGTCACCAGGTAAAAGCGGTCCTCGATGATGCGGTCCGGATCCACGTCGAGCAGCCCGTTAGGATCATCCTTCTTCGACAGCGTCTTTCCGGAGGCCCATTCCTGAATGTAGGTTTGCAGGTTGTTCATCCTCTTGAGGTACTCGGCCTCAATCACGGTACTGGTCAGGCGGGTCGCCTCTTTCTGGCACTCCTGAATCACGGCCACCGAATCGGTATTTTGGGTGGCGCTGCCGGTTTTCTGGTCCTCCCAGGCCCGCAGATCTTTGCGGTACTGCGCCATGGCGGCATCGTAGGCAATCCACTCGGGCGCCCGAGTCATGGACATGGTCTCGCCCGAATAGTCGGGCACGAACTCAGGCACCGTGGGCTTGGTCGGCTCTGTCGGCCGCGCTGCAGCGGTAGAGGCGCGCACCGCCTCATCGATGGCCTTTTTGAACTTGCGCACCACCACGTCCATCTGGTCGCGGTAGCTCTTGATACTGGCATCAGCGGGGTCCAGGAACTTGCCGAACTCATTGACGATGGATGTGATCTGGGCATCGCTGAAGATCTGGCTCCCATCCTTGGGACTTTCGAGCTTGCGCAGCTCGGCCGCCAACACCGTGGTGTCCAACTCACCCCAAAACGGCAGGCACATCAGCCGGATGACCCAGTTCCCCCCGGACTGATACCCACTGGTGCCCGTGACATTCAGGCCCTTGTCCTTGGCGTCGGCCAGCGTGAGGGCCAGCTCGCCAAACCACTGTTCAGTGGTGGACTGCGTGAGGCCGAACATTTCATAGGCACCGGCCCGGGGCTTACCTGCCGTGATCCGACCGGTAACCTGGTTGACAGGTTTGGTGGCCGTCTGGATCGCCTTCACAACCGCAGGCACCATGGTGCCGGACAGCCAGGTGCGAGCATCCTCCGCAGTGAACTGGCTGGTTTCGTTGAGCTTCACCGCTGGCTTGGCGGGCGCGGGCACGCCCAGCAGCCGGAAGTCGCCGGCCACCGTGGTCATCTGGGGCGCCTGCTTGCCGTCACGCGAGAAAACCACCGTGCGCTCGGTGGCGTCATCGTTGATCTGACCACGGACGTAGCGCCGGGCTTCAGCGGAGGTAATCCAGCCCGTGCTGTCGCCTTGCTGGATCACGCCATTGGCGTCCCGCATCATGCGGTAAAGGCTTTTCACTCCCACCGGGCAGGTGGCCACCTGGGAATCACCCATCAGTGGCCGGAAGTCCGCAGAGGTCTGCAGCAGGTTGTGGCTGACCTGTGCGCCGGCGCCGCCCATGCCGCGCGCGGTTGCCCGGGGCACCAGGCCCGGGAAGCTGCCAACCTTTAGAACTGCCATCGATCAATCCTTCTCAGATCCATTCAATTCCCGCTCGATGCGGATTTGTCGCTGCTGGGCCGCGACTTCAGCGTCGCGCCTTTCAAGATCGCCTTGGAGTCTGCCGACCACGACGAGCCCTCTGTCGACCACGCCGATGCCTCGTTCAAGCTGGCCTTCGAGGGTGACGAGTCGATTTGCGAGATCGTCACGGGCAGTGGACTCGGCCTTGGCCCAGGCCCTGGTAGTGGCCTCCCGGCTGGCGGCGCCGTCGCGCAGCCGCCGATACTCATCAGCACGCCGATCAGCGTCATCAGCTCGCCGAGCTTCTGACCCAGCCAGCTTTTTGAGGTCGTCGATGAACTGGGCTTCATTGGTGTTTGAGGCTGTGGCATGCTGCTGCTCCTTCCTGCGGTCTGTCTGCTCTTTTTCGCGCGTGGCGCGCTGGTCGGCCGCTGCCTGGTCGCTGCGGTCCTTCTTGAGGGTTGCGATGGTGCTGCCCAGCCGCCAGGCCTGCACCTGCCAGCCAGCCGCTGCACCTGCGGCCAGGCCGGCCAGCAGCACGGCCGCGTAGCTCCAGAGGCGAATGGGTGCCGTCACCTGGTCAACGATCACGATGGCACCCTCCACATCGCGCACAGCTCAGCGTTGGAGTCACCACGCGTCTGCAGGCCAGGCAAAACGGTAAGCACCCCCTTGACGGTGCCCTTGTTCCAACGGGGGTTCTCTGCGCAAGACCCCGGCAGGTCCCCTGCATTGGCCTTCGCCCGCATGGTGCTGGTCCTGAACGAAGACAGGGGCTTGTTCCAGCCAAAATCTATAAAGGTGGCCTGCACAAAGGGGTCGTAGCTGCCCCAGTAGCGCAACAGCGGCGCCACTGCGGCCTCGGTCATGATGTAGCGCGCGCGCTCGAGCTGGTAGCAATCCTGGGGCGAGTAATACTTGCCCGGCACGACACCGGCCCCCGTGACGCCGTTGCACACTGTCAGCGGCTCGCCACGGCCGGCCTTGTCGACGTAGGGGCGGCCAATGTGCCGGTTGCTGGACTCGTAGTAGTTGCCCATGACCATGGCGATCTTGACCGCCATGGATGTCGTCTCGTCGGCCGCCACGGCCTGGACATACTCATTGCTGTTGGCTTCTCTGATTGCCGCCTCGTTACCGAGGTAGGCACCGCCGGCGCCCAGCAGCAGCATCAGGGCCATGAGGCTGCTCTGCAGCAGCTTGGGCACTTTGGAATCACTCATCGGCCAGCGCTCCAAAGTCGGTGGTGCCCGTCCGGATCATGTTGCCCAGCTTGCGCCAGTTGGAGCCGTAGCGGATGACCATGGTCTCCTCGCCGTAGCGGGCGATCATGGACATTTCCCAGCTGATCTGATCCCGGCGCGCGCGCACACTTGCGCGTGCGTCCTCTTTTCGCTTGTAGAACCGGTTGAGCAGGTAGCCGGCCAATGCCACGCCAACCCCCAGGGCACCGAATACCAGGTCCGAGCTGAGGGCACCAAAAAATGTCATGGCGCCTGCCGACCCGTAGGTCATCGATTTGCCGATCCACTGGCCCCAGGTGCTGATAGTGGACTCAGCCGCTTCTTTGAAAATTTCAGACATCAATGTCCTTCTGTTGCTGATCTGGCTGATCTGCCAAAACCAGACTTGGAATATTCATGGCGCTGCCACAGCGACGGCTGGCCGCTGAGCCGGGTCAGTGAGCGTCTGCTTTGCCTTCTCGATGTCCTCCCGGATGAACAGCGAGCCAAGACCGGCCACCAGGATCACCGACGCCAGCTTTTGACCGAGGGGCTCTCCAGTGTCCAGATCTATGAGGTCGATTGTCGAAGCGAGCATTTCCGGCGTCACCGCCGTGTAAATAGGCGGCATAGGCACGTAGCGATACACCCCGTCCTCACCCATGATTTGCTCTTCCCGCTGCCAGAGAATGGAAGGGTCCTTGCCATAGGTGTTATCGAGCATCGCGGTGCGCACTCGGATTCGTGCAGCTCCTGGGTTAATCGCAGGCTTATAGGGTTTCAATTCGTCTTGGTTCATATCTGGCTCCATCGCTTTTATTTAGGCTTTCATTCTGAATGTTTGCCAACCGCTCCACACGCCGGTACTAAACGAAGTAGTGCGTCTACTTGCGTTATCGTTATAAACCGTCACTCTGAAATTACCAGGGCAACCTTGTCCATAGAACAAGGCAAACTCTTTGACAATTCGAGGCGTTCCTAAATCAATAGTTATAGTTCCACCGAGTCGGTTATCCCCTGCGTACTGTCCTTGATACCAGGAAGTGCCAGTATTGTTGTCCACGATGCTGGCAGTGCTGCCATACCATGTTCCGTAGGATGCCCAAACCGTGGTCCCCGGCGTTGTTATATCTGCCCCGCCGAATACTTCATGCAGCTCAAGCTCATATAACTGAGGGGTTACATGATTACCTGGCAACAGGCTATCAAACATCAGCTCCCAGTACCGATAAGGCTTATAACCTTTACCGTACAAGTGCCCCAGGGTAATAGCCCCAGAAGTAGGCACGCCAGAATCACAGCCATAATATGCACTAAGGCTATAACCAAGGCCAAATTCAGCATGTGCCTGCGCCATAGAAATGGGACCAGAAGATGGCATAACCATATTGATTACTCCTTTTTGAGCGCTTGCAATTCCATTACTACTTCTTTAAGCCCTTGAATGAGAAGTGGAACGAGTTTGGAGTAATCAACTGTCCGCCATTGGTAACCGTCATTTGCTTCATCGGGTATCGAACGGCCCACCGCCTCGGGCAACACTGCCTCCACTTGGTCGGCGAGCACGCCAACATCAGCCTGGCCTGGCTTGCCGATCAGTTCGGTCTTGCGGTTCCAAACAAAGCGCACACCGTCAAGCTTTGCGATCAACTCCAGAGCATTGGTGATAGGCACCACGTTGTCTTTGAGGTCCGGATCGGAATAGGCCTGGATGTTTCCCGCAGCGACCAAGTTTCCAGCGGGGTCGGAATACAACGACCAAGCCGCACGCGAGTAGCTTCCAAGGCCGAAATAGCCATCGTTGCGCACCCCCATGCGTATGGCATAGGCGTCGTGCCAGAAGGTCATTCCAGCAAGGTTCGCGTCGCCTCCTGTCGAAGACGAACGCGCGACGAAGCTGCCATTGCCATCGCCGCCATCAGACGCAGCCCCCGACATCGACATACTCCGCTTTTGTCCTATCAGCTGACCGTTCATAGTGCCGCCAGACAGAGGCAGTTTGGCGTCCAAGGCGGCCTGTAAACCGGCCACGGTCGCAATCTCCTGTGTACCGGTATGCGTGGAGCGGCTTCGCAGAGCCGCATCGGTGGAATTGACTGTCGCACCGGTTGCCACGCCAGCGAGCTTGCTCTTTTCAGCAGTTGTGTAGTCTTGCGTCGAGAGGCCCTTGCCCGTTTCCTGGCTGACTTTCGTGTCAAGAGCGGCCTGCAGCCCCTGTACTGAAGCAACTGTTTCCGGTGCCAACGCAGCAGCTGCGTCCGCTGCTGTCCAGCGGACACCGATGACAGTTCCAGCGTTCCATGCCCGAGCTGGCGTGCCCTCCTGGCCGCGCAGCACGTTTGAAAGCTGATCCGAATCAGAGGGGCGGGTCCGCACCGTGATGACCTCGATACCATCTGTGTCCTGCAAGACCATGCGGAACCAATCGCCGCTAGTGAGGGCTCCAGCATCCACATTGGCAACAGGAAGGCCACCGCTCGAAAGCAGGTTCAGCGTAGTGTCTGCAGCTGTCACGGAGCTTAGAAGCTCATAGCGGCCGGCGTTAATGAATTTCTGCGCCATGCTATTCGTCCTTGATCTTGAAAACCAGCTCGTACTCGTCTTGACGGCCGTACTCTGTCGTGACGCGCGCTGTCACCTTGTAGCGCTGACCGTCCGTGCCTCCGGAGATCCAGAGCTTCACCCGGTCAGCAGTGAATTCCACCTTGTCGACCTGCAATGAAGAGTCATCGGGGTCAGTGAGGCAGACCACGGAGGCTGTGACCCCATCCAGGATGTCGCCTCCATTGAGCCAATCCTGGAAAGTGGTGTCATAGTCCTTGCGCTCCCAAGGCTGCTTGTTGTATTTCTCTAGGCTCATGTCGATACCGCCTCTCTGGCTTCAGCAGGTCGGTTGGAGGTTCTGTTTTCGTAAGGCCGGGCCGTGGTGGCGTAGCCCTGCGGCATGAAATTCAGGCGGTTTGTGCCTCGCTCTGCCGAGGCGTTTAAGCGCAGCAATCCGGTGGCAGTTCCAATAGCAGCTGTGTGAGCGATTGCATTCGCAGAGACGCGCCAGGGAGCGGATGCCCTGGAATGGGCGATCACGCTGGTGTAGCCCTGCGCAACCATCTGCACATCTGCCACGACCTCCCCATGCGAAAAGGAAAATGGGTTGCCGAATGCAATTCCAACCAGCAGAAGCTGCCGGTTGAATCTGGCATGCAGCGCTGCAGTTGCTTTCGCCTCGCCACTTGCCATGAGATCTGCGCTCATCGTTGAGAGAGCCAGGCTTTGAGCGGTTCCCTGCGCGCTACCCCTCAGAAATCCTTGACTAAAGGTCTGGCTCACCGAAACCGCGTCGAGCTTTCCAGCCAACGTCAAGAATGCCGCGCCTTTCGTCAGCAAGATCGAATTGCTTTGTGCAGCGGCGATGGCCAAAGCATTTCCAGAAGCGACGGCATGGGCGAACACCGAGGTATAGAAGTCGGTGACCAGCTGCCAAAGACCGTCGAAACCACCGTCCAGCAAAGGCTGGATATTGCTGGCCAGCATCCAAGTGGCCGAGGCTGTGGCCGTAAGGCCCACTCCGGAGCTTGTGAGCGGCGCCATACGCAGCGTGCCACCGGCAGATGCAAGGAATGCCTCAGTAGTGCTCCAGTCCTGCAGCACAGATAGGACTGCCTCCGCCGTCGTGTTATTGACGGCCTGCGGGCGGTTGTCGCTGGCCTGGCCAGCTGAGGCGAGTGCTGTCACATTGGCTACCGCTTGACCGAATGCAGCCGAAGGCAGAGCGAGCACGGCCGAGGCCGTCACGTCAACATAGTTGCGTGCGTCCTGACCGATCTGCAGAACGGCAAATTCCGCAAAGCCCAGCTCCGCCAGTATGGCCATATGCAGATGCCTTACGAGGTGACCAGCGTGAGCGTGGAGGTCTGGCGGATGCGAGGCACAACACCGAGCTTGCACTCAATGGATGGGCTGATCGTCATGCGCACCAGGACCTTGCCGGAGCCGCTTGCGGCTGTGCCGACACACAGGTGGGTGGCGGTCTGGTTTGCGCCGCCGGTCATTTCCGGGAATTCGGCCGTACCAGTGGGGTTCACCACGTTGCCTGTGACAGTCCAGCCCAGCGGGCCGCGCTGCAGAGCGATGCGGGTATAGCCCGAGTAGTTCACCTCGCTGGTGGTCTGCGTGCCGGCCGCGAGCGGGTCAGCGGTATGCAGCGACAGATAGAGGCTGGTCAAGGCGCCCGAGGCAGCGTTGTCCGCCAGGCCAGCAATGGCGGTGGCCTGAAAAATGAGCTTGGCCAGGTCGTTGGCAAAGGCAGAGGAAAACATGGTCGGCTCCTTTGGTTATCGGGTGCTGGCACTGATGTCGGCCTTGTTGCCAACACCGGTGCCATTGGGGGAAGAAACGACGGAAGCGCGGATGTCACCCGTCAAGGTGGAAGCGAAGGCGCTGTAGGCCAGCTGCATGATCTGGGCGTTGCCGGCGTATTCAGCATCCTTGGCATAGGCCTTCCAAATGCCGCCCTTCAACAGCGCAGATTCGTACACATCGGCCAGGTCAATGGCGCCCGTGCCATCAGCGGCGATGCGCTGGGGATAGGCCACCACCACCAGGTCAAGGCTGGCCTTGACGCCGTCGGCAGGTGGCCACACAAAGAAATGCGTGGGGTCGCGCAGGTCGTAGATGTAGTGCCTGATGCGTTCGCGGCCAGGGGCTGTCATCCAGCCAGGCGCCGAAACATCCAGCTCGCGGCGGCTTTCCACCAGCGAAATGGGGCCGCCATTGGTATTGCCGATAGCCTCTACAAGCCGAAAGCAGCCTTCAGGCAGCACCTGGCGGGGGCCGGCCTGGAGCTTGTGCTCTACCGTACGAGCAAAGAGGTCATGCCGCTGAATGGCGATCTCGTCGGCCGCCTGGTTCAGGGCGTCAGCAAGCTCAGACAGGGCCCAGCGGTCCATATCCACATCTTGCAGCTCCACGCGAAGCTTCTGGATCAGGGTTGCGCCGTTAAGTGCCATCAGAATGCCACCCCCACAGCGCGTGGCCGTGCGGACGAATTGCCGCGCCAAGTCTTGATCTTGATGCGCTCGCACTCGTCATCGAACCACTGGCCCATGACGGCATCGCTGTTGATGCGTGCGACCGCACCACGGGCAATCACCTCGGCATAGGAGGCAAAAATCTCGTCCTCGATGCCATAGGCCTTGTTGGAGGGCATCACGCTCACGCGCAGCACCAGCGTGCGGTTGGCACCCACGGGGCGGCTCAGCTCGACAGTCTTGCGCTCAGGCGTGAACACGTACAAGCTGTTCTTGGCGCCGCCGGCGCGCCACACCTCCAGCTCGTCACCATCCAAGGTGGCCGATTCGAGGCGGACCAGGTCAGCAGCGCCGGGAAACTCGATGTCGTAGGAAAGCTCGCTACCAGTGGTGCGCACGGGGTCGAGGTCTACACACCATGCGCGAGTAGCACGGCAGAAAGCCTGCGCACTGCGCAGCAGCTGGTGGTCGACCATCGGCTCTGCCCGGCCTGGACCGATCAGAGGCATCACATCAGGGTAGAGAGCTTCCCACGGGGTCATCAGGCAGCCTTCTTGCGGCCGGCCGCAGGTTTGGAGGCATCCGCCTCGGCTTGAGCTTTCTGGGCGGCTGCAGCTTCAGCATCGGCCTTGGCTTTCTCGGCCTCAGCTGCCTGCTCCTTGGCCGCTGCATCGGCTTCAGCCTGGGCCAGAGCGCGGGCCTTGGCTTCAGCAGCTTCCTGCGCCTGCGCGTCAGCCTGGGCCTGGGCTTGCGCTTCGGCATCCAGGTCCTTCAGGAGCACATACGCTTCCTTGATCTGCAGCAAGCGAGCGGCCACGGGCCCATCCTCCACCTCGGCCACCATGCGGCCGCGCGCGTCGGGTTGGAACTGGATGACTTCGCCGAAGAGCTCCACCTCGATGGGGGCAGAGCGGCGGTGGGCGTGAATGAGCTTCATGGCACGCTCCTTACAGGCTGGCCAGGCCTGCGATCACCACCAGGCGGTTGCCGGTGGCGCCGTCAGTGGCGGCAGCAGCCGTCACTTTCAGGCCCAACTTGCGAGAGAGCTTGGCGGCCGGCACCAGGCCGCCACCGGTGGCCAGCCGGGCGGTAGTGCCGTTGACGCCGCCACCGCACTTTAGGCCGGTGTCATAGGTCACAGCCAGGTCAGTGCCTGCGGCGTTGATTTCACCAATGGCAAATGCCAGGGTGGGCGTGGCGTTGGTGTCCAGGCCGGCGCCTGTCAGCTGCGCATCCACAAGGCGAACGCCTGGATCCAGCTCGTCCAGCTCGATGATGTCGCCGACGGCCAGGGGCTTGGTCAGCAAAGTCAGGATCACCGCGTGGGCCACACCGGCAGTGGTCGGCGTCACACCACCACGGCGGCGCAATGCGTTCTCGGATTTGATGAGAGACATGGGATTTCTCCGAAGGATGAGGAAAAGGCTGCCTAAGCAGCCCTCCAGGGTTAGCGCTTAGGCAGCGTTGGGATCCACGCAGTACGTGTCCATGGCGAAGAGGCCAAAGTCACGCTGCACACCACCGTCCTTGGACTTGTAGGTGGCCTTCTTGGCGCCGAGGATGGCGTGGGTGCCGATGGCAACGTAGTTGCCGTGGTCCTTCTTCTCCTCGGTCCACTGGTAGCGGGTGCCGGACTCGGTATCGCCGTAGGCGACCATCAGGCCCTGCGCACCCATGAACAGCGAGCGTGCCCAAGGCAGATTGCCGCCGGCGCCTGCCGTCTTGTCGCGGATCACGTTGCGGTGCTTCTGCAGCACGACGTTGTTGTAGAGGCCCATAGCGCCCGTGAAGATCGGGTTCTTGGAGCCTTGGGCAGCAGCTGCAGCCTTCTGGATGTCCATCCACTTGCCTTCACCGGCTTCGGTGCGCAGCTTGTCTGCTTGCCAGGTGTGCATCAGCGCGATGTAGTGCTCACCACCATCGATACGCACGGGCACCATCGACAGCTCGTCGGTGCCGTCGCCACCCATGGTTTCAGCCTTGGACACGGCCTTGTCGATCAAGCGCAGGCTGAACCCGTCAGCAGTGGTGAGGGATGCCAGGCTGGTGGCCGAGCCGCCATACATCTGGTGCATAGAATCGGGAGCGGTCAGCGGGTTGACATCGAACATCTTGGAGTTCGATTTCCACACGAAACCTTCACCCGAGCCCAGCGTGCCCGAAGCGTAGATGAACAGCAGTTCGTCCATCAGACGTGCCCACCAGTCGGCGCTGGCCTGCTTAGCATCGGCGCGCAGATCGCGCAAGGTGCGCTTCTTGGTCATGCGCGAACCGAGGTTCACGCCACCACGCACCTGGTCGATGCGCAGACGGTCGGTGTAGTAGCGCAGTGGGGCTTCGTTGCCGTCCAGCGTGTCATCGGCGATGACGGGCTCCATGTTGATCGGCATCAGCAGATCAACCAGCACCTCGTCACCAGCACCTGACTGCAGGTCGTCAATGCGCTGCACCGGGGTGCGGGACTTCTTGCCCTCACCGATGTAGCGCTGTGCCCAATAGCTGGTCTTGTTGATGGCCACGGCCATCAGCGTCGACCACTTTTTTACTGCTTGGGGGTCGTTGACCCCGACTAGAGTACGCATAGAAACGCTCCCCCAAATGGGATAAAAGCGCCTCTTGCGCGAACAATGAAAAGTTGTAGCAGTTAACCTAAGAGGACTTTTTCTGTTGTCAAGTCCTTTTTAGGTTTCGGCGTGTCGATAACCACCTCTGCTGGCAGTTCAAGCATCAGGCTGACTCGCCGGCCCGGGACCTGGATAGCCTCCAAGCGAATGCGTCCGTTGTCCAATGTGATGCTGTCGCCCGGCTTCAGGGTGCGAACCAGTCTGGTCTTGAAATGTGAGGTCATTGGTTGGCCCAGCGCTCCTGTTGCTCGGGGGTCATGCGCGCTACGGCGCGTTCTTGGTCGGCGATGTCCATGCCTTCGAGGTGCGCGAATTCATCGTCGCCCACGTTGGCCTCGGCAGCTGCAGGCACGTTGGCCAGGGATGGCGGGATCTTCGAGCGGTCATCCACCTTGGGGCGCGGCTTTTGCGCCGGCGCCGTTTGCTTGCCGCTGGGCAGCGTGACAGTCTTGCCGTGCCGGGCCTGCAGCAGCACCATGGCATCCTTGAGGCCGGCCTTGCTGGCCGCGATGTTGCCAGGTGCGTCGGTCAGACCGCGCTCGACAGCATCCTGGGCACACAGCGCGACCATGCGCTCGAATTCCTTTTTCAGATCGCCTTGGCTGATGTCCAGGCCTGCTGCCTTGGCCGCCTTCTGGTACTGGGCCAGCTCACTGTTGTAGTCATCGGTCATGCGCTCGAGCGCAATCTGGCCGCGCGTCTGGTCCACCGCTTCGGCGCGCACCAGGGCGTCCAGCTTGTCCTGGATGTCGTTCTCGATGGTCTCGAATTCCTCGGGCTCCATCAGGCCGTCGAACACCTTGCGCTGCGCTTCAGCGCGCTCTTTGCGCAGCTGGGCCCGCTGGTCCTTGATGTCATCCGGAGCAAACGTCTTGGGCGCACTGGCGGGCGCAGGTTGCTCGTCCTCCTGCAGGTCCTGCTCCTGGTCCTGCTCCTGCTCATTGGTTTTGGCCTTGCCGTTGCCAGCGTCCTCAGCAGCAGCAGCAGCGGCACCGCCGTCAGCTGCATCGCCCTGGTTCTGGTTTTCGTCGTCAGAGTCATCGTCATCGATGTCGTTGCTCTGGTTGTTGTCTTCGGCACCGCCGTCGTCTGCCAGAAGCGCCTCGCGCTCTGCTTCGCTCAGGCCCTCCAGGTCATCGTCGGTGAGGCCGTGCAGATCGGGATCGGTGGATTTTTCAATGGTCATGGTGAACTCCTATTAGGGTTGGGTGGGTGCAATGGTGGGGAGCTGGGCCGCCTCGGGCACCTGGGGCGCGCCTTGGTCTGTCAGGCCTCCAGCCGTAGCAATCTCGTCAGCGGCTTCAGCCAGGCCGCCGGGCTCATAAGCGTTGGCGATGCGCTCAGCGGTATCGGTCGCCACATTCATCGTGGACACGTTCCTGTGGATGGAATCGGCCAGCTTGAGCTTGGTGTCGGCATCGAGCTTGTCGATTTCCTTGCGCAGCTTGGCCAGCATGGCCTCGGCCGTCTCGTCCTGGATCTGCTGCTGCTTCTGCTGCGCTTGTGCTGCGGCCAGCTGGGCCTGCTCTTCCTCGGGGGTCATCGGCTTGGATGGATCGCGCTGGCCATTGATCTTCCGGATGCGAGAGATCCACTCGTCTTTGTCCTTGATGTCAACAGACTGCACCACCAGGTCCAGCACGTTCATCACCACCTGCGGCGCAAAGGTGGCGATCTTGCCCAGCAGGTCGAAAATCTGCTCCATGGCGGCCTGGGCCAGGCTGCTGCGGTAGTCCTGGGTGTCGACCACAAAATCAGCCTCGCGCGCTGTCACATCGTTGAGGATGCGGCCGGTTGCCGGGTCGAATTTGTTGATTTCCAGCCATTCGATCGGCCGGCTTTCACCGGTGATCCGGATGACCTTTTCAGCGGTATAGAACTGCTCAATGTGGCTCAGGCGCAGGCGGCCGGCCTGCTTGATGGCCAGCAGCAGGTTGTCGAAAAGCTCCGAAGTGGTCAGCGAGCCCTGGTCCTGCTTTGCCAAGATGGCACGGCCACTACTGGCATTGGTGTCCCGGCCCAGGTTTTCGTTGGTGACGCCGCCCACATCCCGAAGCATCTGCGAATTGCGGTCGGCCATCATCAGGTTTGAAGCCAGATCGGTCTGGTTCTGATCGAAAACCAGCTGCTTGTCCTTGCGCTTGACGATGACGCCATTGGGCAGGGCTGCTTCCCGGCGCACATCCTCGATGTCGTCTACTGCGCCCTCATCCATGATGATGCGGTTATTGGACAGTGCCCACTGCGCCTTGCTGTGGCGCTTGTTCAGATCGTCCTGGATGTCGCGCATGCCGCGCCACACGCCGTAGGGTGAACCATCACGCGCCCGGCGGTAGCCCCACACCGGGATAAGCGTGAATCGCTGGTGACGGAATGGGCTGGACAGGTCCAGGCACGGCGCCGCGCGGGTGGCGAGCATGAGGCGCATGCGCATCTTGACCGTCTCATACACGTTGGCCTTGTCCACCATCTCTTTATGGCGTGGGTCGATAGAGGGATTGACCACCTGGCCGGCAAACTCGCCATCGGCAAAGACCTTGACAGTCTCGGGCACCTTGTAGGCCACCTCGATCAGCTCCACGGACTGGCGTGGTGCATTCAGCCGGAACGACTCGCTCACCCCTGGGAAGATGCTGTGCTCCATCCCATAGTCGCGGCCCCACTCCGTTTCGGTGGAGTTGGTCAGGCGCTCGCCCATGTACCAGGGCTCATCCTGGGTATCGTCCAGGTTCTGGCCAGCCATGGCGATCAGGTGCTTGCGGCTATTGGGCAGCAGCGCGCAGGCGTAGTCCAGATCCAGCACGCGCCGGCGGAACAGATACCGGGCGTCGGTGTTGTAGTCGACATTGCGGCTGTGGCTGTCGCGCAGCACGTTGCGCCAGTCCTCGGAGCCCGAGTAGATGATTTCCTGCTCAGGATCCGGGTTGAGGTTCTCCTCGATCCAACTCAGCCCGCCTATGGCAGCCTGCTTGAAGGCGCGGGAGCGGTGCCAAACGGTCAAATTCACGTCATCGGTGTACTTGATGAGCTTGGTCTTGACCTCAGCCATGGCCTCGTCATTCTGCTCACGCGGTAGCACCTTGTAGTCCTTGCGCATGCGCTTCTCGGTGCCCGCGATCCACTCCAGCGACTGGCGGCCCTGGTTGTAGACCAATGGCGCCTGGCCGCGCTCCAGCAGCACCTGGGCATCTTCGGCGCGCCACTGCAGGTGGTCGTGGTAGTCCTCATCGATGGACATCTGCTGCCGCTCGCCGGCCTGGCGCCGCGACTCATAGTCCATCAACTGCATCAGGCGCTGGTGACGGCCGGCGGCCTGGGAGTGCTCGCCGGTGTCAGCCACACCGCCTTCGGTGTCCTCAACCTCGGAGGCCTCCAGGTCCTTGATGACTTCGCGGCGCTTCTTGTCGTCTTCGTCGTTTACCTCAAACATCAGATGACCTCCGAATGCAGCTCTTGCCCGTGGGCCTTGACGGCCAGCTCCACGCCGATCAAGCGGCGCTTGGTGGTCAGCGCTTTAGGCTGATCGGTGGGCATCATGATGAGATCCGGCAGGCCTTCCACGATGATGTCGATGATGCGGTGGATGGTCGACCGGTCGTGCGCGGTGTAGCCCATGGCCTCGGCCGCCTCAAAGGCCTTGCGCAACAGGTGCTCGGTCGGTTTGCCTTCCGAAGTCACATACAGGTATGCAAGGCGCTGGGGGATGCAGTAGGCACCGGTATCCATGCGGCGGTGGGCCGGGAACAGGCACATGCATGGCTCGGGCTCGCGCGGTGCCGACTCGTCGCCCAGCTTGTAGAGCTCAACCCACTGGTAGGAGCACACCACGTCGCGGATGGTGCGCTGCCGCCAGCAACGCTCGCCGCCCAGTTCAACAAACGGGGTGCCGGATGGGGAAAGCAGGCTAACGGCGCTCATGCTTCGCGGCTCCCGGGACCCTTGGGGCCGTTGATGCAGTGCTCCAGCATTGCCTTGGTCTGCGCAAAATTCAGCAGATTCGTTCCAGTGAGTGTGACACTCGGGCGGCGATCAATGTAGATACCTCCATCGGGTCCAAAGTCATCCGGCAAGGGCCAGGACAAGAAGCGGCTCACCATTTCGGCGGTGATGACAAGCTGACCAACTTGATGCGCGATACCTTGGGTATGCACGCTCTCCGCTTTAGGCGCTGCAAGGCCGCCGGACACGGCAACACCTGCGCCGCTCATGTGGTGCGCCAAGCCCTCGTCCATCACCTTATTCGCGTGTTTGCACAGCGAATTGATCATTGACAGCTCTTGGCCGACAGGCGCCGGATGCAGGGCATCCAACAAGGTCTTTATGCCCTCTGCAATAGCTCCAGCTTTTGTGGGGACAGCGGCAACTTCAGAGGCAGCACCATGGACAAGGGACTGCTCCAGGATTTCGCGCTGGGATGGTTGCCGATACACGGCCGTGTCAGCCTTCTCGGCCTGGCCAACTGCGCCCACATTGCCGCTTACGCCTTCGGTATTCGCCGAAGAGGTGGAGGCCAAGCCTTCGGCCGGGCTACTACCTGTCGCGGTGTATCCAACGTGAACTTCCACGGAGCCGTGGTCAAAGCTATGGCTCAGCAACTTGCCACCGGATGCCGAACCGTCTTGGACATCTACGCGGTTTGCAGCCTCCAGCAAGGCCTTGCCGACATAGTGGTCCAGGTTTGTGCACTCACGCTCGGCATTGACTGTCACAGACAGCGTGACAACCAGCCGGCGCGCAATGCGAGACTCTGGGAGGGAAAAAGTGGACTTGCTCATGCTGTTCTCCAGGAGGTAGAGCGCGGCGGCTTGCTCGCGCGGGGTTTCACGCGGGCCAGATCCAGCCCGGTCTTTACGAGGTAGCGCGTGGCGTCCATAAGGTGGTCGTTGCTCTTCACGACTCGGCCCTGTTCGTCACGGCGGTAGATGCGGTATTCGTTGAACCAGTCCAGGCACGACTTGAAGACCTTCAGGCGGCCGGTAGAGAGGCGCTCCCACACGTCGTAGATACCGCTCTCGACCCCGTTGTCTGCCGGGTGGATGTCCAGGCCCAGGTCGGTGTAGACCACCATCAGCTGCTCGCCATCCTTCTGGCTGCGGCCACGGGCGGCCGGGTCGATGGCGCCCGGGATCCACTCGCCGCGCGCCTTGATGCCCGTCGCATGGATGGATGGCTCGGCCTGGCCGCGATAGTGTTGCGAGTAGAGGTAGACGATGTCGTTTTCGCGGTCGAAGGCGCCCCAAATGGCTGCTGTCCGGTTCCACCCCACGTCCAGGCCGTAGGACCGTGGCCAAAAGTCTGGGATCTGGAAGTCATCGACCTTGATGTCGTCTTCGTCCACCGGGTAGATGGCACCGGCGCCCAGCGCGGGCACCCCCTTGGTACGGGCCTGGCGTTGGTAAGGCTGCAGCTTGGACAGCAGCTTGGCCTTGGCCTGTTCGGACAGGTGGGGCACGTCATCCCAGCCGCATCGCACGATGAGGCGGTCAGCAGCTGCCCGGCGCTTGAGGCCGTCCGGGTCTTCCTCCTCGGTGAAGGCTTCCACGGGCTTGATGAGGTCCTGCACCAGGGGTGTGAGGCCGTTGAGCGGGGTGAAGGTCAGGATGCTGATGCCGTCGCGGGTCATCAGGCGCACCAGGCCCTCCTCGTACACGTCGGCCGGGCACTCTTCGTCAGCCCAGAAGCCGTCCAGCTCGAAGCCCTGGAAGATTTCCCGGCCCTGCACGTAGCTGCGAAGCCAAAGCTCAGACTCGCCGCCGGACTTGTGGCGCACGATGATCTTCTCCACCGCGCCCTTGACGTGCGAGCGCGGCACCACGCCCACGATTGCATCCCCAGGAATGAGGCCGGTGCCGTACTTCTCAGGCTTGTCCGTGGTCGAGCCCAGCATCTTGAGCTGGATGATGTCCCGGGTGGTTTCGTGCGTGTCACCGCTGGCCAGCCAGCGACAGGCCTTGTCAAAGCGGTGGCCCTCCCACCAATCCGGATACTCGCCAGTGAGGTGGTAGGCAATCTCGGTGCCGGCCGCCACTGTCTTGCCGACCCGGTTGCCGGCCATGAAAACGCGCTCAGAGGCGCGGGCAATTTCTGTCAGCTCGCCAGGTGGCGTGCCTGGTGCGCGCGACTTGAAGAACTCTTGGTGCTTGGGATACAGCTCGCGGCGCAAAGGCCCCTTGTCGGGGAACATGGTTTGCAGCAGGCGCGTGTTCTGGCGGCGCTCCAGCTCGAGCAGCAGGCTCTCCAGCTCCAGGCGCTGCTGCGAGGAGAGCGCTGCCAGGTCAAACTGATCGCTCGCGCTCACTGGGCGCCCTCCGCCTTGGGCACGATGCCAGGTAGGTTCACGCCAAAGCGCTGCAGGCGCTCGAGCAGCTGGTCGTCGCTCAGCTTGGTGGGAGTGCCAATCTCTCCAGATAGCTCCAGCTTGTCGCCGTAGACACGGGGCTTGAGCTTGGATGCCACCCACTTGCGAGCATCGACACGCAGCTTGTTGCGGGCCACGGCCACAGCATCAAACACCACCTCTGTCTCGCCCTCCCCGTCATCGGCGCTGCCGTGCTTGCTGGCTTTGACCGTGGTGCACTCCTCGTCGGCGATGTCCACAATCTCATCGGCCAGCAGGTCGGCCCGCTCTTGCCTCGCGCGCGCGTACATCTCGGAGCGTGACGAGTCGGCGTGGATAAATTCCAGCATCCCCGTGTACGAAAAGCCATGCAGCTTGCAAAAGCCGTTCAGGTGTCCGCCTGCACAGACATAGGCCATGAACTCATCGAGCGCACCCGCACGGGCGAACCACTCCCTCTGGAGTGCTGCCTTCGTCTTTGGCTTGGGGGGGGATTTGCGAGCGGGCTTCTTTACCTTGGCCGTTGCAGCCTTGCCCGCTCTCTGTGTGGTGGTCACGTCTAGCGCCTGCGCTTCGTGCGCGTTGTTGATAACGGCGTTAGACCATCAGGACTTTTAGGATTGTCAAGCCCCCTACTGGCTACTGTTCCATGCCTTGGACTCTGGGCATGGCCTGCGCTCGGGTGGATGCATGCCGTGCAGCTCCCACCACCGGGCCCGGAACTCTGCCCAGGGCAATACGTGAGACTCCCCCCAGGCCTTCACCTGCGCTTCCCAGTGGCGGCGTGCCATGGTCTTGTTCGACCTGGCAGCGATCCGTATGCGTTCAATCATAGGTTGGCAATCCCTCCGGCCACAGGCCCATCATTTGAATCTTGCGCCGTGTGTCCGCCCCCCAGGCCTCGGCCACCAGGGCCGCTGCTGCCTTGGGATAAAGCTCGTAATGGTCGAACTTGGGATGGCACCCCTTCACGCCCGGCCGGTCACAGCACAGCGCAAAGCAGGTACGGTCGTCGGTCTTCAGGCCTGCGCCCTTGCCGTGGTTGGCGTGGGCGGCCTGGCTGTACCCGGGGATGCCGCACACGCAGCATGGCAGGCTTGCCACGGCACGGCGGTAGTTCTCATTGCGCAGATGCTCGCCCTTTTTGATCGGCGGCACAGTGGCGCCGGCCGCGCTCGCATAGTTCGGCGCGCTGGCCAGCGGCTTGTGCACAGTCTTGGATGCAGGAACCCGGGCGGCCTGCCTGGATGCAGATCGCTTCATCGGAGTGCGCCTGTTCAGCATTCCACGACCTCCAGTGTGTAGCCATCGAGGAACGCACACAGCTTTTGGCCGTCCGGAGCAACCACGGTCAAACGGATCACGCTTCCCCAGTTGAAAAGCTCGAAGTGCAGCGCATAGATACCGAATTTGCCTTCAGCGCGATGAGGCGGCCGCGACTTGACTCTCCGTCCATCAGCTTGGATCTGGGCTATGAAGCGCAGAAGGATAGCGCGCGACTCCAACAGCGCGCTGTTCTTCAGGCGGGCTGCTGCGGCTGCGCGGCGGTTGAATCGGCTGCGCATCATGCTGGGCACCTCACTGCAGCTGACGCGACCATTACAGCGGCCGTCATCAGCAGAGCCAGCAACAGAACGCCTGCAAGCCCGCTGGCTAAGCACTGCGACTCTTCGGCCACAGGTGCCTCACGCGCGACGCCATAGTCCACATCATCCGGGCCGGGCACATCCTCCCAGCGCTTGCGTGGCGCTGGGCCATATCTTTCGGTCACCACTACGGTCCTTCCGTGGAGCTGGGTTGTCCAGATCTTCACCACGCTGCGCGTCATAGCTCGCCTTTCACCAGGCGCCGGGCATACCCCAGCTTCTGCATCACCACCATCACATTGCTCTTGTAGTTGTGGGCCAGCGTGCTTGCACCTGCGCCGCGCTTGTGGTCCAGGTACATGTTCATGATCCGCATCGGGGTCCAGTGGGAAAAGGTGCCCTTGGCCTGCCGGTGCAGGTAGTGCTTGTAGACCTGCTTGGCCCATGGGATGCTGATCTGGTATTCCTCTGCGATCTGGGCCCAGGTCATGCGCCGCTCCACGCAGCCGGCCAACTCGTACAGCTGCGCATCGTTCCATTCCTTCATCCGGCTCATTCCCCGAAGCTCCTCAGGACGGTTTCGATCATCTCGATGCGCTGCGCGGGCCCCAGGTGCTTCCACAGGGTTGCGCCGGCGTGCTCGGTGCGAAGGAAGTTGACGGCGTCCGCGTGGAACTGCTCCATGTCACCCTGCTCCAGGTTTGCGTAGCTGATGGAGCGTGGCACCGGGATCACGCCACCCTTGGGCCCGGGATACCAGTCGACAAAGCTTGCGCCCACCTTCAGCCAGGTGCGGAAGCTCTCGAAGTCCTCGAAGCGCTCCTGCGTCTCGAAGACCGCCTGCTCCAGGGCCATGTGCTTGCGGTGATACCAACCCAGGCGCGGCTGCACGGTCTTGATTTCGACCATTTCACCCGGCTCCAGTCGCAGCAGACGATTCCACAGACGCCGCCACTGGCTGCGGCCGCGCTCGCCCAGGCCATCCACGATGCCAAAGATGACCCGGCGCGCCACGGCGGCGTCCTGCTCGCTGATCTGGACAGCTTCCTGACGAACAATCGTGATTTCAGGCATGTCGCACCTCCACTTTCACCATCCCACCGATCTCCCCGGCACGTTCAATGGCCAGGCTCCAATGCTTGTCATCCACCCCCAGCACGTCGGCCAGGCCGTCAAGGCCGGACTTCATGCGCGCCAGGGCGTTGTCCAGGTCGAAGGCACGGCGCGTGGGCGGGTAGAACGTGAGGTGCACATGCAGCTTGGCGGCGGCCAGACGGCGAACGCCTTGCACCTGCGCCTGCAGCGCGCACGCAGCGCGGTAGGCCTTCTTGGCCTTGGCCAGACGCGACCAGTGAACCCGCGCATTCGGGCTCAGATCCTTCGGCGGCCATGGCAGCGTCACCCGAGCGATCACCACATCGGCTCCAGCTCCGCCGGCGGCGGCCGGAATCCCTTGGCCTTCAGCTCGGCCCGCACCGCCTCCCGCATCCCCGCCCAGGCCCCGGCCGCTTGCGCGTCGTTCTCCAGCTGGACGGCTTGCTCCCTGCTGTAGTGCCACCACCCCGGCGTCATTGCCAGCGTTACCAGCCAGTCGCGTGTTTTCTGGAATTCCGTCATTTTTCTTATGCATCTGCTGCGTCCATCTGCGGAGTCATGCCGCGCGAAAATTTCAGGTTGCCGAGGCTGTTGCGCTCCAAGTAGCCGTTGCGCAGCAACCAATCGATGTGGTACTGCGCCGCGCTGGGCGAGCGAAATCCAAAGTGCCGGGCAATCACCGACATCGGCGGGGGTTGGTCGTTGTCCTTGAAAAAGGCGTGCATGAAGGTCAGCACCTCCAGCTGGCGGGGCGGAATCGTCTTCATGCCTTGCGTTCCTCTGCCAGGCGCTGCTGCACGCGCTGGTTCAGCTCGCGCTTGTAGCGGGCCTGCTTGATGCGCTCCAGGCGCTCAGCAGCGCCGGTGCGGCTGCGGCGGTTGGCCAGGTCATCGCGCAGGGATTTAAGGCGGGCGCGCAGCTCCGGCGTCAGGCCAGCGCCCGGCGTCTCGTCCACACGGTCTGTCAGCAGGGCAAGGGGGTTGAAGACGGGCGGCGGCAGCGCGATGGTCATTTCCTGCGCAGCGCGCTCAGGCGTGATGTAGCCCAGCTGCAGGGCCTTCTCGATTGCCGGGTTGCGCCCTTCTGCATCCCAGCCGATGGAAACGGTGACGGTGGGCATGGCCTTGGCCTCACGCGCGCCGCGCACCACCCGCTCATATGCGGTAATAAACGCCATGCGCGCGCCCACCATGTCACCAGCCTCGGCCACCGGTCGGGCCAGGCTCCAGGCGGCGGCCATTTCGTTGGTCCACACGACGGTGGCCCTTTCGTCCAGAGCAGTCGATGCAATGGCCCACGCCTCATTTGCTGCAGGTCGGCCGACAGCCTCATCGATGCGGTCCAGAATCGCCTTGGGCGTCAATCGCCCCGCGTGCTCGTTCCTCACCCGGCTCAATGCGCGGGCCAGGACCAGCTGAGGAAAGCTGCTCAGGTCTTCAGCCATCATGGCTGCAGCGGTGGGGCTCAAAGTCTGACCAAGCACCTCAGCGGTGCCAATCAGCTGCTTCACAAGCCATTGCATCTCTTGCTCGTTCATGCTCTTGCTCCCTGGTTTTCACGATTTGCGCGGATGATGGCCATGGCCTCATCAGCAGCGTCGAAGTTCGATTGCGATTGGTCGGCCCGCTTGGCACGGGTTTCGGTCATGGCAGTGCCTGCTACCCATTGCGTGCGATACCCCTCTGCTCCGGAGAGCAGCAGGCCGATGTCATGCATCCGCTGGACAACGAAGCGTTCGCTCACGCGGTCCACGTAGAACGCGGCGACCTCGGGCGATTCCGTGTGACCCAGGCGCTGCACGAACTGCTTGACCTTGCTGTTGACGGTCTGGTTACGCACCGGCTTGGCACCGTAGCGACGGAAGTAGGCATCGCTGTACGCTTGCCAAGTCGCCTTGCAAGCTGCCTGCAGCTGTGTCTCCACCGCATCCACCGGGGTTGCAACCACCTTCTCGACCGGCGGCGAAGCGGCCGGTAGTGATTCACTGATGGTTAAGTGATGGTTCAACTGATGATTTGGGGGCGGCATCTGCCCCCCTAGAGGGGCGGCATCTGCCGGAGCTGGGGCGGCATCTGCCCCAGGGGATGCGGCATTTGCCGGGGAGGCGGCATCTGCCGGGGAGGCGGCATCTGCCGGGGGGGCGGCATTTGCCGGGGGGGCGGCATTTGCCCCCGGGGCGGCATCTGCCGGTACAGCTTTTTTGCGACTGTTTGCGCGCTTGCTTCCTTCCGGAGCTTTGGCCGGGTCGTAGCGCTTGGGGTTGATGGTGTAACTGGTGCTGGTGTTGGGCCGGTATTCGCGGAACACGGCTCCCGATGCCTGCAGCCAGGCCAGCGCATCACGCACCGCGCGCTCAGACAGGCAGGTACGCTTGGCAATGGTGCCTACTGCTGGCCAGCACACGCCGTCGTCACTTGCCTGGTCGGCCAGCGAAATCAGCACCGCTTTCTGAGCCGGTGACATGCCCTGCAACGGCCAGCAGGCCGCCATGATGATCGTGCTCATTGGTTCGCCTGCTCCAAGGGCGCAGCCACCCATACGATCGCATTGCGGCCGCCCAGTGTCTTGCGGCGCTGGCCGCTGTCCACCACCAGCTTCTCTTCCACCAGCTTTACGCGGCGCGGGCGTTGGGTGTTGGGGTCGAGCAGCAGCTGCCGTGCGCACTCTTCGTCGGTCATGCCGTGCACGCCGGCCTTCTGGATGGCGTCCAGCACCTTGGCCTTGAAGGTATGCGCGACATCAGCGATGGCCTCGGCCGCTGAGCGGGAGGTGTCGCTGTGTTTCTGGAAGGGTGTCTCGATCATTCGGAATTGCCTCCGAATGCTTCCGAGAGCGCCGGATTGTTCCGCGACACGCGATACAGGAGACTGGCAGCATGCAAACGCTTCTTAGCCCAGTCACCCAGGATCTCCTCCACCATGCGGATTCGGTCCTTACCAACGGCCATGCTCTCTGCGTCAATAACGCTGATGATGTCGGCCGTAATTTCGCCACGGAGTTCAACCTTGTCGCCCCGCGTTTTCGATCCTTGCGTGCGGCTGAAGGGCGGGATGTCGTCGTGATCTGTCATTGCGTGATCCTTGTTGATAGCGCAGGCGTAGCTCGGCCTGCGTACCGGTTTGAATTCAGTGAAAGTGCCGCTTCAATAAGCGGAGCCGCCCGCAGAGCTATGTCTCGACGGATGCGGACGGCGGATAGAGGTGGATGAGGCATGACGCCTTAGAGCAATCGCCCGGAGTCAGGCACTTGCTAGTTCGTGCTTGCGGGCCAACTCCGGCCAAATGACATGCCATTTGTCTGGATAGAACATCTGCCGGGTCACGCGCCCCTCCGTCAGTTGCTCAATTTGTGCGCAATAGATCGCATCCGGGGTGGTGCCACGTTTGCGCCAGTTGCTGATTACTGACTGGCCGACTCCAAGGAGCCGCGCCAGGTTGGAGACCCCATCGAGCTGGAGGATTGCTTGGTCAAGTGCGTTCATAGGACTGAATTATCACTTCAGTGATGGTTTAGGTCAACACCTAAGTGATTCACAAAAGTGATTAAATCCCGTACTATGGAAACCATCGCAGACCGCCTCCGCCGCCTTAGACTTGAGCGCAAGATGTCTCAGGCCAAGCTGGCCCAGGCAGCCAGAGTTAGCCAAGGCACCATCGGTAACATCGAAAGTGGAGTCCGCGGCTATGGAGAGAGCATCGTGGACATCGCAGCTGCTCTAGGGGTCACCCCAGAGTACCTTCGCTTGAAGAACGACACTCCTGCAATAACAACAACAGGCCAGTGGGACGGCAACGTGGTCGACGCGCCCACACCGCCGCTCATGAGGGAGTACCCATTGATTTCGTATGTGCACGCCGGTGAATTTGCAGAATGCATAGACACATTCCCTCCCGGCGAAGCTGACTCCTACCATCTGAGTCCAAAAGATCTGGGGCCGCGCGGCTACCTTCTTCGGGTCGAAGGCGATTCAATGACCGATCCCACTGGGGCAATCAGCTTCCCAAATGGAATGATGCTCCATGTACATCCAGACATCGAGGCGGTTCCTGGCAACTTCGTGATCGCAAAACGAGTCCAGGAGAATCAGGCAACCTTCAAGCAGTTGGTGATGGTGGATGGCGAGCTGTATCTGCACGCCATCAATCCCAACTGGCCCACAAAGTACATCAAGCTTGCAGAGGGTGACGCGATCATTGGAAGGATCAAGTTCGCCGGCTGGGATCTCTAAGGCTTTTTTCATCATCGGACAAACCCGCTTCTCGCGGGTTTTTTGTTGCTTAAAAACACTGTTCATTTCCACAGTGTTTTTTTATACTGTTCATTCATACAGTACAAAGGAACTGCAATGGTCACCCAACTACAGATTGATGTACGTTTGCAAGAGATCCCCTCAGACTTGCGGCAAGAGCTGAGACGCAAGGCTGAGGAGAGGTTTGAGAAGGAGCTACGCCGTAGCTTCCCAGACGAGTCGGCATTATTCAGCGCGTTCAAGTTGTTCAGTGATGCGTCCGAAGGCGGGTTGCTCACCAAGGCCGAAGAGAAGCAAGCAACTGCTTGGACCAAGGCTTTTGACAAAGCCCGTCAAGCAGGTTTCCGAGACATTGCCGTGGAGGAGGCCTACTTTGAAGTTCGTGTTTCCCAATGAAACACTTCTCGAGTGTTAAATTTTAATCACTTTAGTGTTGACAACTTAAATCACTTCTGTGATGATTCATCCCATCGACGCAATCAATGCATCGAAGGGAGCCAGGATCACCAGCCCCCGAAGACCCCGGGGGGATCGCCCGGGCTTCCAACAGACGGGCAAGAACCCGCAGGGGGGCGAAAGGATCACGCAGCTAAGGCTAGTAGGCTGGTGAGAAACCAGATAGGACCGTGGATACGGGGAAACAAACGAACGAGATGGCAGCTGCGGCACCGGTCCCTGGGTGTGTACGGGGTGAGGCAAACAGGGTTGCCAAGAAAAGCAAAGCCCAGCGTGAAGACGCAGTGCCCTTGGAAACAGGGGCAAATCAAAAGCCTCGAGAGTCGGTGCTTCTGATTTGATAAGAAAAAATCTTACGTCGGTGTCCAATCGATACTTCTAAACTCTGTAGTATTCAGTTACGATTAGCCAATCGCGTCTATTCTCTTTAACCCTCCCGCCCGTTCCCATCGGGCGCTTGAGCCACCCTTACCGGTGGCTCTTTTTTTGTCCACGACGGCGCTGTTTCGGAACATTCAGCGCCTTGCCCGCCTCGAGCGGGCCTTTTTATTTGGGGACTCGAAATGAACGGATTTTCTGACGCCCACCATGCCCGCCTGGCCGCTGCCCACCAAGCGGCCACAGATCGCCAAGACGCTCGGGCCAATTGGCTGGAGCAGACCTGGGCGACGAACTCGCCCTTCCTGCCCAGGTTCCATGGCGTGGTGCAGGAGGCATTCGGCAACTTCGACCCCACCACGTTGGCTAAGTTGTGTGGCCAGTTGCAGGCTGGCAACGATGCCGCCGCCGGCGAGATCCTCCGGGACTATCTTCTGGAAGTTTGCGAAGACGGCGTTGATGAGGTGCTGGACCAAGAAGCAGCGGAGGTTTGGTGATGGAGCACGTCAACGCCACCTACCTGCGGGCCCTTGCAGCTGGCCTACAGCTGCGGGTAAAGCCGCCCGACGACGATGAGTTTGTGCCGCTGTTCGATGCCTCCAGCACGGCAATGGCTGTGCTTTTGCGCCCCTCGACCATCGTTAACCCCGGCGCCTGGCAATTCAAGATCGATGGGACCGACGATGCTGCGTGAGAGCCCTCTCCAACTCAAGACGCCAAGAACCCTGGACGAGGCCTGCGGGCACCGGCCCGAGTATTTCCACCCCTTTGAGCACTACACCAAGCCGCTGCACCAGCGGCTTTTCTTTTGGCTGGGCCTGGCCGCCGCGCTGGTCCTGATCGCATTTTTCTGGAGCCGCTATGCGTAAAAACGCAATCCACACAGCTTGGATGCTGGCCGCCCTGCTGGCGGTGATCTTCTTTTCCGACCCTGGTACCGACTTGGCTGTCGAGCAGGCCACAGCCGCCGATGTGCAGGACGCCGTGCACGCCGCCCAGCAGGTGGCACTGAGTACCAAGAAAGGAACCGACCAATGAAGCTCCCCCTCTGGGTCCTGCTCTACATCGCGCTGAATGTGACGGCCATCGCGGCCGTGAACCTCATCGCCAAAACCAACATCGCATTCCTGTAACGCCATGAACGAAGTCACCACCCGCCCCCCTGCCCCTGCACTGCCGCTGCAGGCGGACAACACCGAAGCCGCGAAGCTGACCCGGGCCATCATCGCCGCGGCGAAGAATCCAGAAATCCAGATGGACAAGATGGAGCGCCTACTGGACCTGCATGAGCGCATTACGGCCAAGGAGGCTGAGCAGCAATTCAACATGGCCATGGTGAGCGCGCAGGCGCAAATGGTCCGGATCGCCGCAGACGCGGTGAATCCTCAGACGCGCAGCCGGTACGCCAGTTATGGGCAGCTGGATCGCCACCTGCGCCCCTTGTACACCTCCTCCGGCTTCTCACTGAGCTTTGACGAGGGCGAAGGCGCACCGGAAGGCTGTGTGCGCGTGGTCTGCTACGTCGCCCATATCGGCGGCCACACCCGCACCTACCACTGCGACATGCCCGCCGACGGCAAGGGCCCCAAGGGCGGCGATGTGATGAGCCGCACGCATGCTGTTGGCTCAGGCAAGAGCTTCGGCAAGCGCTATCTGCTCAAGGACATCTTCAACGTGGCCGTGGGCGAAGACGACGACGACGGCAATGCCGCCTGCCCGCCGGGCACCGCCCCGGCAAAGCCCGTGTCCGAATTCACGCAGGGATGGATCGACTACGCGCTCAGCGTCAATGGAACTCCAGAGTTCCAGGCCGCGTGCAAGCAAGCACGCGCCGAATTCAACAAGGCCCGCGACATCCAGGGCCTCAAGGACTTCAACGCAGCAATGGGAGTTGCCAATGCATAACACTCTCTTCCGGTGCCACAGCCTGGGCCGCATCATGACCGAGCCCAAGACCAAGGCCGAGGGCATCCTGTCGGTGGGCGCAAAGACCTACATTCGCAGCCTGGCGCAACAGGAAATCTTCGGCATCGACTTCGAGTTTTCCAGCAAGGAAACCCTGAAGGGCATCGAGGTCGAGCAGGAATGCATCGAGCTGCTCAACCGCGTGCGCGGCTTGGCCCTGGTGAAGAACACCGAGCGCCGCACCAACAAATGGCTGAGCGGCGAATGCGACCTGTTCGACGCGGCCAACCGGCGCGGGCACGACATCAAAGCGTCCTGGTCGGCCAAGACCTTCCCCGGCTGGCTCAAGGACTGCATGGACCCCATCTACGAGTGGCAGATGCGCGCGTACATGATGCTTTGGGATGCTGACGAATGGCAGGTCGATTACTGCCTGGTCAACACCCCGGACAAACTGATCGGCTATGAGCCCCTGCCCATGCACATCGTGGACCACATCGCCGAGCACCACCGCATCACCAGCTGGACCATCAAGCGCGACCTGGACAAGGAAGCGCTGATCCAGCAGCGCCTGGAAGCCGCGCAGGAATATTTCCGCCAGGCGCTGACCGAGTTCGACCAGACCCACTCCCACCACATGGACATGGCGGCTGCCTACCCGCACGCCCAGGCCGCCGTCGCCCAGGCCATGGGCAACGCCGTGATCGCAGACCCATTTGCAGCATGAGGACGCCATGAGCAACGAATTGACAACCACCGCCCTGGGCACCCCCAGCATCAACGACGCCGCCCTGGCGCTGTTCACGCCCTTGGAGGCGGATATGACGGCGCTGGCCGCGAAGTACCACAACGTGGCCTACGACATGACCACCACCAAGGGTGCCAAGGCTGCGCGCGATGCGCGTCTGGAACTGCGCGAGTCTGGCCGCTTCGCCATCCAGCGTCTGCGCGACAAGACCAAGGGGCACCTGAACGACTGCAAGACGGTGATCGAGACGGAGGCTACCCGCCTGATCGCCATCGTGGAGCCCGCAGAGGAAGCGATCGACAAGCAGATCAAAGCCCATGAGCAGAAGCTGGCCGACGAGAAAGCCGCCAAGGAAAAGGCCGATGCCGCGCGCGTGCAGAAACACACCGATGCCATCGCCACCATTGCAGGCTACTCGGACAAGGCGCGCGGCCTGGCGGTGGAGCGCATCGAGGCGGGCATCGCCTACGTGCGCGGCATCGACGTGAGCGCGGCGGTGTTCGAGGAGTTCGCCGAGCGCGCCGCCGCTGAGAAGTCTGCAACCATTGCCCGCCTGGAGCAGATGACCGCAGACCGCCGCTCTGCTGACGCGGCAGAGGCCCAGCGGGTTGAAAACGAGCGCGTGGCGGCCGAGCTGGCCGCGCAGCAGCGCAAGCTGGACGAGCAGGCCGCCGAGCTGGCCCGCCAGCGTGAGGCCATGGCGCCTGCGCCGCAAGCAGCACCAGCGGCGGCACCCGCAGCACCTGCGCCGGCACCCGCCGCCGCTGCTGCACAGCCAGCACCCACCGCCACGCCGCAACCTGCCACGCATGCCGCCGGCGGCGCCGCGCCGGCCGCTGAGGTGGATCCAGATGCGCGAGTGTCGCTGGGCCAGATCAAGACCCTGATCTCGCCGCTGAGCATCGACGCCGCCGGCCTGGCCCAGCTGGGTTTCCCACATGTGGCCACCGAGAAGGCATCCAAGCTGTACCGCGCCTGCGACCTGCCGGCCATCCGCGATGCCATGGTCCAGCACCTGGCCGGCCTGGGCCTTGAACTGCCCATGGCGGCCTGAAATTCCCTAACCCAACCACAGGCCCGCCACTAGCGGGCCTGCTGCATTTCTGGAACCCCAATGTTTAAAAATCTGATCATTTACCGCATTTCCGAATCCTGGCAGCCCGACCTGGTGCAACTCGACCAGGCGCTGGCCAAGCAGCAATTTGAAGTGTGCGGCGCCACACAAGAGCAGTCCACCGGCTGGGTGCCGCCACGCGGCGAAGAGCACGGCGCCATGGTTGAATCCGTGGGCGGCCACTGGATCCTGCGCCTGATGAGCGAGAGCAAGATGCTGCCGGCCAGCGTGCTCAACCGCAAGCTCGATGAGAAACTGGCTCACATTGAGCAAACCGAGGGCCGCAAGCCTGGCCGGAAGGAACGCCAGGACCTGAAGGAAGAATGCAAGCTGGAGCTGCTGCCCATGGCCTTCACAAAGCAGGCCGGCACCTGGGTATGGATCGACCCTGCCGCGCGCCTGCTGGTGATCGATGCCAGCACGCAGGGCCGGGCCGACACCGTTGTGACCATGCTGGTGGAAGCGTCCCCCGGCTTTGCTGTGGCGCTGATCGACACCCAGAACAGCCCGCAGGGCGCGATGGCCGCCTGGCTGCACAGCTACGACGCGCCGGCGGGATTCAGCATCGACCGGGAGTGCGAGCTCAAGGGCACAGACGAAGCCAAAGCGGTTGTGCGCTACGGCCGCCACCCACTGGGCATTGACGAGGTCCGCGAGCACATCGATCAAGGCAAGCTGCCCACCAAGCTGGCCTTGACCTGGGATGACCGGGTGAGCTTCGTGCTGACCGAAGGCATGCAGCTCAAGAAGGTGGAGCTGCTGGGCGTGGTGCTGGAAGACAAGCCCGACGAAAACGGCTTCGACGCTGATGTGGCCATCGCCACCGGCGAGCTGTCCAAGCTGATTCCCGACCTGATCGACGCGCTGGGCGGCGAAGGCCGCACCGAGCTGGGAGCCCAGCAATGACGCAGCCCGTCCAAACCCAGCCGCCTAAGCGCTGCGGCAGTTGCGGCGCGCCAGTCTACAAGCAGCCCGCCGAGGGCGAGGGCCTCCCATGCGGGCACTGACTACGCTACGATGCTCTTCCGGATTAATCTTGAATAGCCTACCAATCAGCCACTATTTTTATGCTTAAGAACACTGAAATGTCGGTTATCGCACCCTCGACATCGTTTGGATTGAGAACGGCAGAAGAGCTGTATGGCGCATTGGTAAACATCGCTGCCCCACGACTACACCATGAGCCACAGCCGAGCACCTTTGACTGTGCCTGTTTCGCGGTATTTGCTTGGTCACTCCTAAAGGATTGGCTCGCGATTAATGAAGAATCAACCGTGCGAGGTGAAAAGGCGAGGATGATCTCACTGGAGGAGGACAAACGCCTAGCGCCTGATCACACCATTCGTTTATTTTGTTTCATGCTGCGAGATCTAGCCAACGGAAGCAAGCATCAGAGGCTTAGCGAAAAGAATCAAAAAAGGACTCCCATAGATTACGTACAAACTGGCAACCGCGGTACTTTTACAGACTACTTTTTTAAGCGAGGCAGGATAACCGTAAATCTAAATAATGAAATGTTTTTCGGGGCGCCTGCTATTTCTCGAATCACTCTAGAAATTCTTAATTGGGTAATGAACGACTCCGAACCAGTAGATGTATTGCCGGGTGTAGCCATCACTGAGATATGGCTATCGAAAAGGCAGCACTGGGATCCGAACGTTCCTCTTCCGATTGGAGCCCTGCCGCTGCCATCAGATCATCCGAAATATGTTCACTACTGCGCACAACAGGGAATCCCGAAAGATCGCTAAGTCAAGAGCCCAGTAGCACTGCAATTGGCCCCAGTGGGCCCCTATTCACAGCCCGCCCTGAGCAATCGAGGCGGGCATTTTTTCGCCCTCACTATGCTTACACCCCAATTTGTTCTCGCCCTCTCCGCCAAGCTGGTGGTTGACCTGTTTGCCGGTGGTGGCGGTGCCAGCACCGGTATTGAGCAGGCCATTGGCCGCCACGTAGACATCGCAGTGAACCACGATGCCGACGCAATCGGCATGCACGAGATCAACCACCCCCAGACTAAGCACTATCGTGCTGACGTGTGGGAAGTTGACCCGGTGTTGGTGACTGCGGGCCTACCGGTCGGCCTGCTGCATGCATCGCCGGATTGCACAGACCACAGCCAGGCAAAGGGCGGCCAGCCCCGCACCCAGGCTATCCGTTCGCTTGCGTGGGTGGTTCACCGCTGGGCAGGCAAGGCAAAGCCTGATGTCATCACCCTGGAGAACGTCGAGCAGATGCTGCGATGGTCCAACCTGGTGGCAAAGCGCGATCCCGCCACGGGCCGTGTTGTCACGCTCGACACCATCGTGGACCCTATCACCGGCAAGAAGTCTTGGCGTGTCGCTGACCCAGGGGAGCGCGTGCCGCGCCACAGGCAATTCCTGGTTGCCGACGAAAAGCGGCTAGGCACGCAGTGGAATCGCTTCGTGCAAGGACTGCGCAACATGGGCTATGTGGTTCAGTGGCGCGTGATTCGCAACGCCGACCTGGGCGCGCACAGCACGCGCACCCGCCTGTACATGGTGGCCCGCCGCGATGGACTACCCATTGTCTGGCCCAAGCAGACCCACGCCAAGAAGCCGACCGCCACACTCAAACGGTACGCGCCTGCAGCTGATTGCATCGACTGGTCGATTTCAGGCAAGAGCATTTTTGGCCGCGTGCGCCCACTGGCAGAAGCCACCCTGAAGCGGATCGCTCATGGGCTCGATAAATACGTGCTCAAGAGCGCTGATCCCTTCATCGTGAACATGGCGCATGGCGGAAAGGTGGAGCCTATCGACCAGCCGATCAGCACCATTGCGACTGAGAAAGGCGGCTGCCGAGCGATTATTGCTCCCACACTGGTGCAAATGGGACACGGCCAGGGAAGCGGAACGACGGCACGCCGCAGCTATGGTGCGAACGACATCAAGGGCCCCATGGGCACGATCACTGCCAGCGGCGGCGGCCAAGGCATCGCAGCTGCAACCCTTGTGCAGATGGGATACGGCGAGCGCGAAGGCCAGGCGCCCCGCTCCCTCGATCCCCGTATGCCGCTGGGCACGGTAACTGCGGGCGGGCAAAAATTCGCTGCATCGACGGCCTTCATGGTGCAGGCGAACGGCGGCTTCAACACGACGCTGGCACGAGATATGGCCGAGCCCATGTCCACTGTCACCGCCACCGGCAGCCAGCAACAGTTAGCAGTTGCTCACCTCGCCACTCTGCGCCATCACAGCACGGGCCGCGATCTGCGCGAGCCCATTGCTACCGTGACGGCTGGTGGCGAACACCATGCACTGCTGCAGTACCAGCTAAGCAAAGAGGATGAGGCAGGCGCCCTGCGCTGTGCCGCCTTCTTGATGCGCTACCACGGCAGCGGCGGCCAGTGGGCGGATCTGCGCGATCCGATGACCACGGTAACGACGCATGACCGCTTGGCGCTGGTAACTGTCTGGCTCAAGGGCGAGCCGTGGGTGATTGTTGACATCACGCTGCGCATGCTGGTTCCGCGCGAACTCTACAACGCCCAGGACTTTCCGCCCGACTACGTGATTGACCGCACCTCCAGCGGTAAGCAACTGACGAAAACCGCCCAGGTCCGTATGGCCGGCAACTCCGTCAGCCCCCTTCCAATGCGGCTGATTGTGGCCGCGAACTACACCGAGGCTCAGGCGCAGCGCCTGGTTGCCTAAACAAGTCTGGAGCCCAACATGGCTGAAAACAACTCTTCCGCTCCCCTCAAGACTGCGCCAATGATCGAAGCCTTCGAAGCGGCATACAGCCGCGATTGGAACGACCCAGCCGGCGATGAAATTAAAGAAATCTGGCATCGCGCATGGCAGGCGGCAGTGGCAGCACAGGCAGCGCCCGCAGCAGAACCATTGCCGCTACTGGTGCGGGACATCGCCCGCGACCTTGGGATCACACCACTCGATGCATGCCAAGCCTTGAAGGGGTTGGGGAACTTCAGTTTGAACTCTGCAGTGACTGCGGATATGGCACGGAAGCTACGCGAATGCTTTCCAGAAGCTACCGAGGATTCCTCGGCAGGTGACCAGCTGGCGGCGCTGATCGAGGGCATGTCGGTGTCGGTCGATGTGAGCACGGGCGACCACGACGCCGGCCACCGCTATTTCGGCACCGTCACCGAGGTGATGGAGGATGCGGGCGAAAAACACGGCGTGACGCTGCTGGTGCAGGATGCAAAGCCGAATTTCGAGCACCCCGTGGCAAAGGTGCAGGCCGAGCCGGTGATGATTTATCACGGTCGCTGCACCATCGACTGTGGTGAGCATGGCCACCACGACGTGGAAATGCTCAAGATGATTCCTGCAGGGGCCAAGCTCTACACAGCACCCCAGGCCCAGTCCGCTTTCCAGCAGCGCGTGCAGCCCTGGATGATGGAATGCTTTGGCGCCGAGATAGCGGCCGACCGCATCGAGCGCAATCACCGCTTCTTGGAGGAGGCGTTGGAGCTGGTGCAAGCCACAGGCTGCACTAAGTACGAGGCATTCAAGCTGGTGAACTACGTGTTCAAGCGCCCGGTGGGCAAGCCGGCTCAGGAGGTCGGCGGCGTGATGGTCACCCTGGCAGCCCACTGCCTGGCCAACGGCCTGGACATGCAAGCGTGCGCCGAGACGGAGCTGGAACGGATCTGGACCAAGGTGCCAGAAATACGGGCCAAGCAGGCGGCCAAGCCCAAGCATTCCCCTCTGCCGATGGCACAACGCGCAGACCCATTGGACGAGATCTCCGAAGCTCTGCACGACTACCACTATGCGCTGGACACCCGGCAGCATGGCGGCGTGGCCGCAGGCGCTGCCATCAATGCGATCGAGGAAGTGCTGGACATGCACTGGCAGCAGGGCCAGGAAACAGGACGGCGCGCCGCCATGGCTGCAGCCCAGGAAGGCGGCAATGCCGCAAAGGAGGCGTGATGCGCAGAGCAATTTCCAACACCTCCGCCCTGGTGGCAGGCATGGCCGCCCAAAAGCACAGCCGTGAAATTGAGGCTGCTGGAGGCTTCTGGGCGCCAGAGAAGCCGAATCGAGAAATGCGCCGCCGCATGCAGCGCGAGGCCAAGCGTGATGCATCCGCCCAGACCGAGCCCGCCCCCAAGGAAGCACCATGACCACCCCGCCAAAAGTCGAATTTGGCAATCGCCTTTTTCGAAAACTTAAGCGAGTTTTCAGCAAGCCTTGGGAATCTATCAATTTGTCACTTCATGTAACCAAGGCCTGCTTGAAGGAACCATCATGATCATTAAGCCAATGACGGAAACCCTTGCTGATGTCTTACCCCACGAGATTGAGCGCGTGACAGAGCTGATACCCATTTTTGAGGCGCTCCCAATGGGGTCTATTGCGGTTGAGAGGCTCCGCACCTCCATCAACTCAGCGCGCAACGCAATGACGCGCCGAGATCTCACGGCGATGCTCAAGGCTTTCGCCGATTTGAAAGGTTACAAAGCATGATCGAAAAACCAGAAGCGGGCACTCCGCGTGAGCACAATCGCGTCAGCCCCGAAGGGCGCATGCTGGGCGCCCAGTTGGTGCGACTGGTGGAGCCCGTCATCAAGGCGCTTGAGGCACAGGGCGAACCCGACGAGCGCTGCAAATCCTGCGCATTCCGCGACGGCACCGTGCCCAATGGCTGCATGCAGTCCATGGCCGATGCAGTCAAAGCCACGCTGGAGCAGACGCCATTCCTCTGCCATGTTGACCGCTTGGCGGATGGATCGCACAAAGCCTGCTCCGGCTGGCTGGCCGCCATCTGGGCCACCGCCGATAAGCCACCCCGGCAATGCCCTTGGGAATTCTCACCGCCTGATGACCCCGAGAACCCGACAGATCAGATCGAACCCCGCCAATGAGCGGGTTTATTTTTTTGGAGCTTCAATCATGAGTTCGTTTCTCACACCAGAAGAAATCAAAGAGCTCACAGGTGTTAAACAGGGTAAACGCGGCAAGTCACGGGAGGTGCTTCAAGCGGCCGCCCTGCGCACCATGCGGATTCCTTTCTACATTAACGCTGTCGGCCGCCCCATCGTGGTTCGGGCGATCATCGAAGGATCAGAGAAAAAGGAGGAAGCAGCGCCTTCATGGGAGCCAGCTTTCGCACATGGTTAAGTCAATGCCGCAATTCAGGGCCAGAACGCAAAAATCGGGCAAGACCTACTACTACTTTGACACTCAGACTAAACCCCGGAAGGAAATTCCTCTCGGGTCTGATTACCGTGAGGCGGTGAAGAAGTGGCTTGAACTGTCGGCCCTGCCCGCTGATCCTTCCGAATACAACTTCGAGGAGTTGGCCATCAAGTATGAAACCGAGGTGATTCCGCTTAAGGCGAATTCAACACAGAGCACGAATCGCGGCGATCTGAAAAAGCTCCGCCAGTTCTTCTGTGAGCCCAAACCGGCGCCCATTGATGCCATCAAGCCAAAGCACATCTTCCAGCTGTTGCAATGGTCAAAGGACAAGCCCACCACCGCCAACCGGCTCAAGCGGACGTTTTCCCACATGTTCAACATGGCGCGTGCCTGGGGATGGACTGAGCGCGAGAACCCTTGCGCAGGCATCGAAGGCTTTTCTCTCGAAAAACGAGAGGTTTACATAACTGATCGCGTTTACCGTGCAGTGTATGAGCAAGGAAACGATGCTTTGAAAGATGCCATGGATCTGGCCTACCTGACTGGCCAGCGGCCGGGAGATACCCGTGCCCTGACCGACCGGAACATCCAAGATGGCCACCTTGTCATCAAGCAAAACAAGACCTCTGCTCCCCTCCGATTCATCATCGAGGGTGAGTTGAAGGCGCTACTGGAGCGCATCGCACTAAGAAAGGAAGGTTTCAAAACGCACACATCCAGCCTGCTGGTGAGCCAGTACGGAAAGCCGATGTCAAAGCAGATGATGCGTGACGCATTTGAAGCAGCTCGCCTGGCCGCGGCTAAGAAGGCTGAGGACAGCGGTGATGCAGAGCTCGCAGGCGAGATCAAGGTTTTCTGGTTTTATGACCTGCGGGCAAAAGCTGCTGATGATGTGGCCGATGAGCGGGGGGAAGTGGCGGCCTCCAAACAGCTTGGGCACGCGTCCGTCCAGACCACCAAGCGTCACTATTTGCGTCGTGGATCGAAGGTAAACGCGACGAAATGA